GTTTCCCAAGGCGCCTTACAGGCAGGTACTATAGCAACTATCGGTACGGTTCAAGCAACTCAGACCATTACTGGGGGAACGGTAGTTTCCCAAGGCGCCTTACAGGCAGGGACGACAATCAGTGCTCAACGGTTTCAGGCTACTAATAATGTCCAATCGGCTAACGTTGCAACTCAGTCTATTGTTGTCTACGGGGCGATATCTGCCTTGCAGTATCAAGGCATTCCAGCAGGCGTGACGCAAATTGGACAGCTTGGCGGAGGTACTGTTACAGGAGCGGTAGGTGCAACAACAACAGTGACCGCGGCAACAAATGTTATAGGGCAGTCAGGGCAGTTCACACAGGTCTCTGCAACCCAGTATCAAGGAATTTCAACTGTGACCAGCGTGGGCGGTCTTACCGGCGGTACGATCAGTTCAGCAGTGACCGTCCAGGGTGCAGTCAACGCCACCGGCGACGTCATTGCGTACTATCAGGTGTCGGACGACCGTCTCAAGAACCGTGTTGGAAATATCCAAGAGGCTCTTGAAAAGGTTAACAGAATTAATGGGTTTACTTTTACATTTAATGAGGAGGCTCGCACGCACGGGTTCGATGATAGATTGCACGTCGGTGTGAGTGCCCAGGAACTTGAGCAGGTTCTTCCAGAGGTTGTCAGACCATTTTCATTTGAGAATTCAGAAAGCAAATTCAAGAGAGTAGAATACGAAAAGATTATTCCTTTGCTCGTGGAATCCATCAAGGAATTGACAACACGTGTCGAGCAGCTTGAGGATCTTACGAAAAGCTTAAAAACTGAGTGATGGCGTAGCGACCCTGACCCGTTACACGTTTGACCTCGTGTTCGGTACATGAGGGAAAAATCAGCAGGCAGTTATTTTCAATAGGGACCTTGTAGTCCCCAAAATACAAATCACCCCCCTCAAACGACTTTGGCTCCTTCCAGTGATATGAGATCGCTGTAACCATCGCCGAATCCGTATGAGGTTCGTAGTAATCACCATCTTCGTAGTAACTTACTAACGTCCGGTCCTTGAGCCGATCGCATGGTCTAAGATAATTGTAAAACCAATTCTTTCCTAAAATTTGTCCTGAAATTTCTTGTCTCCCAATTTTTCTATTTAATTGGAGAATATTACTGAGTTCCCTTTTTGTATACAAGTCATCTATGAACGCGCCCCTATTTTTCTTTTTAGGTTTACCGTCCTGTCCAACTGCCGTGCCTGTTTGGTCAGGTGGATATAATTTTCCTTTTAGAAAATCTAATTCAGACCAAATGAGGGCAAGCTCGTCGGATGTGTAATAGTTTCGTACGACACAGTGAGGTACTGGTTCCGTAAAAAATTGAAACTTTGGAAGGACGATCAGTTTCCATGCAACTGTGATACGGGTTTCAGTACCTGATTTAGGGCCCAGACCTCTGTGCAAAATATCCGCCTTGAAAAGCAGTCCTGTATTTAGGATTGCCCTCTGTCTCAAAATTGTCTTGTCGTCACCGACCTGAAACTCTGTCTCGCCCCCATCTTCTATAGTGTTCATGTAGAGTAGGAAGGTCCATGCGTTAGGATCAGTATCATCCTGATGGAACTCCCCATCCTCCCCTATGTCCTGCCCATTTGCATAAACCCTTTTCAAAATAAAATCATCTCCAGTCCGTTTCCTAATTTTATTCAGAATTTGATTTGCAAATATGTCATGAGAATTCAAAGACTTGTTTCCAAAATTTTTCCCCATGGTCCCAAGTGATGTACCGGATTTATCCCAGCCGTCAGTTTCTTTTATAATTTCGACACATGCATCATACTCTTCCTGATTTAGAAATCCTGGGTACTTGATCAAGGGCAAATTTGTCATTTTACTTTCTAATACTAAATTAGAATGGAAACTCGGATAATTTACGTGGACTCCAAAAACCGTGACACTCACCTGTACCCCTCTGGATCCAGCTACACTCTTCATCTGACTGATCAGGTCAAGAATGTGACCAGGGTTGACCTCATCAGTGCAAAGGTTCCAAATACTATATGGAATTTGACAAGTTCTACAAATGTACTGACGTTTAACACGACATCCATGAATATCAGTCCAGGTTTCTATTCAGCAAGTGGAATTCAGACAGAAATTCAGAACCGCCTACCAGCTGGGTCGAATGTCACATGGCTTTCTAACGAAGGAAAGTTCTTTTTTGAGAGCCCAACTCCGTTTACCCTTACAGTGAACAATGCGTCTATGGCTACTATGTTAGGATTTAAACCTGACGTGGCGTATTCGTCTAGCCTCGTATTGACGGATCCTATTTACAGTCAGGTCCTGACCGGGGCTGATTTTTTCCTGAAATCTCCGACGATAGTTGAATTCTCTGTGAACCAGTTTCTGTTTCTGGACGTTCAGGAGTTGCGAAATCCACGTATGGTGGAGGCGCTTGGACTTGCCAGAGACGGATCAGGTACCTATTCGGGCAGCAATGCACGAAATACGTTTGCAATGGTTCCACTTAATGTAAATTCAGGATGTTCAAAAACCTTCACGGAAAATGGAGATTATATAGTATCGATTGAATATCCTCAACCTATTGAGAAGCTGAGCCGCCTGACGGTGACGTGGACTGACGAAACTGGTAAAATTGTAAACTTTAATGGTCACGAAACTAATTCATTTATCCTGAGATTTTGGACCGAGGAGAAGAAACCACTCCCGGCTCCACCACCACTTCATGATGTAGAAATCAAGCGTATAATTGATGCTATGACATTGCTGCCCAAACCAAAGGAGCCCGAAAAGCGGCCTCTTGTGGGTCGGTGGACCATCTGGTTGGTTTTCCTGATGGCCCTGGTTGGCTATTTTATTTATAAAACTTTTGTAAAACCTAATCCGCTACGAACTGTTTAGGCACGGGTCACGGCGTACAGGGGCTGGGATGGCTCCTGGATCTTCACGTTGGTCACGAAGGTCTTGATCAGCATGTACACCAGGATGGACAGCAGGGTGGTGAACAGGGCGCTCAGCAGCAGGTACTGGGTGCCGTTCTTCTGGACCTGGACGACCTGAGCGACGATGGCGCGGACGACGTCCATCCACGCCACTGCGGCGGCGAAGGAGAAACCCGCCACCACGGAGTTCAGAGACTGAGCCTCGAGCTGAGTTGCAACTGCACCAATAACGCCTGCCATTTTTACTTTATACCTGGAAAAAAATCTACGTCATCTTCGTCCTCATCCTCATATTCCTCCTCCTGAAGTATCTTGGCATACTTTACTTTTGGGATGATCTCCTCTTCGTCGTCCTCCTCTTCGTCCTCTTCAGTCTCGTACTGAAAAATTTCAGTAAACTGCTTCTTAGGTTTCATCTAATTTTGTCTGATTTTGTTGACTGCGTTCTTCAACGCGTGCTCGGCTGGCGTCTCTGGGGCCCAGTCATCCCACGTGTCCAAGCATTCATTCATCTTTACGTAAAGATCTTCAGTGCCCTGGTAGCGGGTAAAAGGCTCGTCGTCATCATCCACCTCCTGGATCTCATCTTCTTCGTCACTTTCTTCACTGTCATAGATTTCCGGGAACAGGGACCCCACCTGTTTTCCCACGACATTACGGGCTGCATACATGAGACCCAGTTCCATATCTTTGGCAGTCACCGTGTCACGCTTGCACGCCTTGGCGTAATGACTGGCCAGGACAACTGAGGATTCCATGACTGGAAGAAAAATATCATCGATCGACATCTACTCTGGGCACCTAAAAGGATTTTACACAAATTGCATGAGGTCGCCTAGGTCGTTCGTATTTGGAAATAGAATTTGTCCTTTTTCTATAAAATTGTAATTCACTGCATAAATTCGGATTTCCCGGGCTGAATTACTCGGATTAAGGATCAACTCGAACGTCTGATTTTTTATGACCGACATGTTCACCTGGCCTGACGGGGCGAGCGTCTCTGGGTCTATGCTAAATGAGTACATGTAAAAGGGCCGGCTTGGCACCCGGGTGTGAAACTCGAGTGGCTGCAGGACCCTGAGGTAAAGGGCCGAACCAATTTCTGTTGGAATTCTATCAACACCATTGAATTTCAAATTCAAATTGACAAGCTGTTCAGTCGTTCCATCGGTCGTGTAATCATATCCTGTTGCATTTGTGTTTTGAATTACGACAAAGAGTTCCTTGACTGGATTTACAAAACCAGTTTGGCATCTGATGTGGTTGCAGCCGGCTGGAGCGACATATTCAACTAACTGGACCTGCTCGTAAATCTGGACCCCACGTTTCAAAGGAGCCGCCAGGTAAATGTATTCAACAAGTAGAGATATATCAACTGGTAGGATGTAAGGTGACGAACTCTGGATGAATTCAGTCGATGGATTGAGAACTAATTTCATAAATAAATTGTCGGGTTCGAGGCCCTTGGCAAGGCATGTGAATGGCAAGGGTACTGTATATGTCCCGGGGTTAGGGAGAGGCCCTGATAGTTGAGGGTAGATCTTGCCTATAAGACCCGTTAGGGTCCCTTGTTTCCCCTGTGGTACAGTCACGTCATTAATAATTTCAACGTACTCACCGTAAAGACGTTCGATAAGTTGATTTCCGTAGTACAACTCAACATGATCTATCATCAAGGTTCCTATCGAATCGAGAACAGCGTCAGTGATTGTATCCGGTAAATTTACTTTCAAATATATGGCCGAAACGAGATCCCCTCTTTTTTGAATTTGAATAGAGTGCTCGTCTCCGAAAAGTATGTTGGTGTCAAACGTGAGGCGATCCAGGCGCTTCGCGTAAGGAATTTTTGCTGAATATTTTTCAAGAAAATATGTGACTTCAGGGTTGCCCACAAGGATGATGTCATCCTGTCCGAGAAAGGCCAGGCTGGCTCTACCGGCCATTACTAATAGAAACGGTTAAAAGAAATTGAAGAGGATCCCCGCAAGGCCATTCTCTACCCTCATTATGTTATAGTTGAGTGCATAGACCCTGAGTTGACGGGGCACGTCGGAGGACAGTGTATTCACCTCAAGGAGTTTCTGATTAACTCGGCTGAAGTTCACCTGACCGTTAGGCCGTGGATCATTAGGATCTTGTGCGAAAGAATACATGAAGAAATTACGGTCAGGGTCATGAACGTGATGGTTATAGGGCTCGATCGTTCCGAGATAGAGCGCGTCGGTGTCTCTGCGACTGAAAAATTCCTGACCGTTGAAAGACAGCGTCATAGACAGTAGGCCGTTTTGTGTAAAATCGTAAGGCACGTTCCCATCTGCCTGAATTACGAAAAACAATTCACGGACTGGATTTATAAATGGAAGACTGAAAACTCCCGACGTGAACCCTGGTTGAAGTGTGTAAGTCGATACCTGGGTCTGGGTGATGACGTAATCCAATCTACTCTTTTTCATCCAGTTAATTTCATTTTCAGAAAGGTAGCCGTACTCGACGATGATAGTGGCATCGAGTGGCTGAGTGACCAGTCCGCCCAGATTTTGGGACAGCGCATCGGTATTTGCGTAAGGTGTAAGTTCTATGAAATTTCTGAAAGTCACATACAGTTCAACATCATGCCGATCAAGTGCCGAAATTGGAATACTTAATGAAGGGTTACCGTAAAAATAGAATGGCAAATTAGTGTAATAGGTCCGCCCAGGGTCATTCACGTTTGACGTGTCGAGCTTGCCTGTGAGGAGAGTAAGGCCTGGCTGATTTTCATAGGGAATATTGAGATCGTTCCATAACTCAATCATCTCCCCGGTCAGTGACTGAATAAGCTGATTTCCTATACGCAACTCGGCCTTTTGGATCATATAGGTTCCGACGGAATCATAATAGGTGAAGGCGGCCTCTTGAATATTGCTCGCGTACGGCACGACCGACATGTACGTATTGGCATAAATCCCGGTCGAAGACCCGGAAGAAGTGATTGAGATGTTCCATTGGGATGTTGTTGTAGACACGTACAGTGGGACTGAAAACGTGTAAGGAGGCAGGAGACCAACACCGATTGGATACGTCTGATTTCCAAATGAAATTGAAGAAAGGGCTTCGTCCGTGCACACGACGGCTGTCATCATGTACACGCCGACGTTTGAGAAGGTCATACCGGTTCCAACCTGATTGATCGAGGCGGACACGCCGGCTGAATTGAAATCAGACCCTAGATTGAATGTATAAGTATTGGCACCCGTGGGCGTCGGAAGGGTCGTACCAGTCTTGGGGGTGAAGAAGAGGCCGTTTTCTGGGAATGCCGCGACCGACCCAGCAGTTTGAGGAGAACTGCATTGCACAAATGATATATACGAAGCGTTTGATCCGAGAAGAGTTGGACTAGTATCGCTTGTGTTTACTTCTATTGAATAAACTGTCGCTGTATTTGTAACTGAAATTGGTAAAACAAAATCATAGGTCGGGTTGCGGCCCTGGTCAGTGGTGTAAGTATAAAGATACGTGCTACCGGTCTTCACGGAAATCTTGCGCACGTACACGTCATCTGACGTCGATAGATAGCAAGAAACCGTATAAGTTCCCTCATTGAAAAATGTGAAAGTATTATTAGTCGCGAGTGTCAGGATGTTAGAGTACACATACGAATTCTCATTAAACAAGGTGAGAGGTAATGTGAAGGTCGCAGAAGGTGCCGTGTAGTTATTCACGAGGTTATAGAAAATGTCTAGAGCTCCGACTGATACATACATGGACGGTAAAATTAAACTATCTTCAGTAAATGTACCATTAATATCTAGGTAAGCAAACGTTCCAGCTTCTTCTATCTTGATGGGAAGCATGAAAGGCATGGTCGGGTCGGACGACACGCGCCACGTGTGTGTGTAAGAATACACTATAGATGCTGAAGCTGGGCGACCATCGGTGTCGGTTGTGCCATAAGAAACTGAATAAATAGGACTATTAGAATTGATAGTACCTCTTATAAGGTAATTACCAGGGCTATTAAATTGGATACACCCCTTTGATGTCTTGACGGCGAATGGTGAGAGACCGAACGCTGTGAAATTTTGGGAAGCCACGTTTAAAAAGACCGTGTCGGTTCCGGAGTGGATAACTGGTGGGGTCCATGGTGGTTGTGCATTTTTTAAAGATAGATAGTATCCACCCCTGATATTGTCGACTGCGCTCGCCTCTCCTCTGACCCATCCCGATTGCTCAGTCGTAAAGTCTGCATAGTATCCATGGGTCGTCAAATTGTAAATGAAATTACCATTTGAAGGATTAATTGAGGTGGCGGTTTTGGGGTCAAGTCCCCAAAACACACCCGAAGGATTTGACGGGTTCGTGAACACAGGAACTTCTACAGTAGTGCAATTCTTGAAAAAGAACTTAGCCGTGTTCGTATCATAATCAACGTAATTTGAAATAGCACCGGTGATCCAATTTCCTTTTGTATTTTGAGAAGCTGTATAATATGATACACCTATAGCAACCTGGACTGTCGTGACGCCATCTACAATAAAGTAAGGCTGGAAAGCATCACTGGCTGGGGTTGGATAGCTCCATGAATCGGGTGCAAAGTACGGGAGGCCAGGCATTTTCGTCTTGAGTGTCAAGCCCCTAATAATATCACCTTTGAACGGGATTTTACAGACATGCTCAGATCCGAAAAGAAGTTTGTCTCCCAGAAAGGGGATGTCGTATGCCTCGAGTACAAAAGGTGTGTGACGATAATAAACTCCTGAAAAGTAAGTCCGACTTGGGCTCCCTGTGATGTACGTGTCTTGCTGACCAATTGCAGCCAGCTGGATGTAACCAGCCGACATTCTGAAATTAGTCAATACTTTAATGCGCCTCAATTTCATTCAAAAAAGACGAACGCCTATTAGGAGTGGAGATGGCTCTCCAACTGAGAAAATTTGATCCATCCACTATGGCGGATGACAAGGTGTGCATTTTTATCGGTAAGCGTGGTACTGGTAAATCGACCCTGGTGACCGATATCCTCTGGTACAAGCGCCACCTTCCAGCAGGGATCGCCATGTCTGGTACAGAGGAGGGTAACGGCTACTACAAGCAGTTCATCCCCGACATTTTCGTTTACGGTGAGTATAATAAAGAAGCTATTGAAAAACTGATAGAGCGTCAAAAGAAACTCGTGTCTGCTGGACGAGCCAGTCCCGTCTTTCTTCTTATGGACGACTGTATGTACGACAGGGCATTCATGCGTGACACGTGTATCCGTCAGCTTTTTATGAACGGACGCCACTGGAAGATATTCTTCATGATGACGTCACAGTATGTCATGGACATGACGCCTATGATCCGGACGAATGTCGATTACGTATTTGCTTTACGCGATAACGTTCGTCAGAACCGTGAGAACCTGTACAAGGCATTTTTTGGAGTTTTCCCGACATACGATATGTTTAGTCAGGTTATGGACAGCTGCACTGAGAACTACGAGTGCATGGTGCTTGATAACACGTCGAAAAGTAATAAGATCACGGACTGTGTATTCTGGTACAAGGCTCCAATTCGCAAAAACTTCCATGTGGGTGGACCAGCCCTATGGCAGTACCACCAACGATATTACAATCCTCGTCACCTTACTCAGCCCGTGCAGAGGCAGCCGGCGCGCGGCCGTGGGTCGCAGTTTATTCAGGTCAAAAAGACAAAATAAGTGCGTACTAGACGGGGATCAAAAAAACTAGTTCATTTTAATGCAGAGTTATGATCCATCTGGCGGGCTCGATTTTATAAATGATATTCCAGAACCAAGTGAAACTGAAAAGAAGAACGGGCCCCCAACCGGCCTCCTCCCCAACCCGCCAGAAGAGCCTAAAAAAAACCTAGGCTCATCTCAAATGGCAGAATTTTCAACTGCAATTGAGGAAGTTATGCCGGGTCCAGGTCAGATGATGCAGGACGAGATGATGGGACCGTCCATGCCCGTTTCGGGCAACCGCAAAACGGCCCGCAAGTCTGAGAGCAAGGGTTCTTCCAAGAACCCCTTTGGTCTGACCGATGAGCAGTATTATGCAGTACTTGCAGGTGTTGCTGCCGTCGTCGCCTTCTCAAAGCCGGTCCAGGGTAAACTGAGCTCCATGGTGCCCAAGTTCATCGGTGACAGTGGTGACCTGTCCCTGACTGGTATGATCGTGTCCGCACTGGTGGCGGCCGTTGTGTTCTACTTTGCCCGCCAGTTCCTGGTGGATCGTTAAGTATGGACCGTCTGGCCGCAATACGGCTTTTGATCAGCAGGACTATAAACTCCGAGGGTTTGACAAATAGCCTTTAAATCTCTAAAATTCTCCCAAAATTTACTTGAATGGTCATACTCTGCGACCGACATGTGCGCAAGCTCATGAATTACGACATACATGGCGGAGTTTACATCGTCTCCATCAAGACAGATGTAAATTTCATACCCTTTATTGACATTTGAGCCGGCGCCGTCCACCTCATGGGTCGTGCCTGTAAATATCGAATTTGAATTCTTAATTCTTTTCCAGCGTTCATCAGCTGGCAGGCCGGTCTTGATGACTTCACACCGCCGTTTAATCTCGGTCAGCATCTTCGGTTCATTGAGTGACCTGATGGCTAGCACGAGTAAAAACAGAAGAACCGCGAGTATGATTACGGTCTTCATCTAATCTTAGTAAAGACAAATTTTGAATACATATCTGAAATGAGACCGTTTGGTTTGTCGAGCATAGGCAGCCACATTGACATGTGAAATCCATGATCATCAAGTGCCTTGATCAGTTTTTGTACATCAACAAGGGGTTCGGGTCTAGCCCCTGTGGCATAGAATGGTCCGTCTGTGAGATGGACCCACAGCTTCCCATCTCTCAGTTCAATTGAGTTTCCTAATTTGTCTACAAATTTAGAAGATGTGCCGAGCATTGCACGTATCCGATTTTCATCCGGTACCATACCCATGAGGCGGCCACCAACCTCAAGCGACTTTTCAATAGCCTTGATTGAAAAATCAAATACATGTTCATTTTCAAAAATGTATTGGAGTGCAAAATTATAACAGACGATGTCCCAAGGCCCACTTTGGTGAACGGCATCACGAATGTCACCCTTGGGTAGGAACCATACACCAAAATTCATTTCATGGGCACGTTTCTGGGCCTCTTGGAGACTCTCTTCATCCGGATCAATCATGAAAAGATTAACCGCCATTCCTCGCCACTTGGCGAGGTCCCCGCCACGACCGCAGCCGCAGTCCAGGACCTGGGAACCCCTGGGGACCCATTTGTTGATGAGTTCCCTCTTTGCCAAATTGTGCGTTTTTCGGAGTTGTTCCATTTTGTTACTTAAAAGATAAGAGAGCCATCTCCTTAAATGGGTTCTCTCGAGCAAGACTACCTGACTGTCCCAGGCCAACTGTTCGCTTGTGTGTCATTTGTTGGTCCAGATATGCCTCAGAAGAATGAGCAGCTGGGCATGAAGATCCGTGGGTGCTTTGCCACCCGCGATGATGCAGCCAGCCACGCCAAGCGTCTCCAGAAGGAGGATGCCCTGGTCGACATCTATGTCGTTGATATGTACAAGTGGCTACTGATCCCACCCCAGCGTGACCAGATTGACGACGTGCACTACCAGAACGATAAGCTCGAGGAGATCATGTCGAAGTACAAGCAGAACCAGGCATCAGCCGCCGCAATGTTCGAGAAGCGTAAGCGCGACATGATGGCCAAGCCAATCGATGGCGAGTTCCCTTATATCGATCCAGCCGATGAGAACTCAAAGTTCTATACCAAGCCGGATGTTCCTCCACTTCCTCACCCAGCAGACATCATCGAGGAGCTCAAGAAAGAGCTCCCAGACGCTCCGATCGAGGAGCTAGTCAAGCTTGCAGATGAGCGCGTCGCCGCCGAGGTCGAGCGCCGTCGTGTCGAGACCGAGGCCGCTGCCGAGGCTGCAGCAAAGCTGGAGACGGTCGCCGAGGCCGAGGAGGCTGAGCATTAAATTTCGTAATATAAAATAGAATGATATTCGTCTTGTTAGGCCTGGCCATTGTTGGATTTCTTCTATGGCTAGCCTATTCGAGACTACGCACGACTACTGGAGGGGCGCCATCTTCAGACAGTCAATATCAAGTTTTCAGGGATATGGAACCAGAAAGCCAAATCCGTGAAAACCCATGGGTGGGTTTTATACAAGAGGATGTATCAAAAACTGGTCCGATTGGAAATTTCGACGGACACGATTCAAGTTCGGGCAAGGCCCCTCTTTATATGATTACTTAGACACCTGCTACTGTAAAATTATATACTCTAGTGGTCGGAACGGTCCAGTATTGTATCCCTGCGGTGAGTGAAAGCGCACCTAACGGCAGGGGTGTGTAATTTATAGCCGTGGGGCCGGCTGCACCTGTCGCTCCCATGTTTGTGAATGTGAATGATGGAAAGGGTGATAGATACATACCCGTCTTGACGCCAACTTGAGTAATTCGCAATTCAGAAGGTTTGGTATACCCAACCGATTTAGTAAAACTCATCTATATATTTAGCAAGGTTTAAATAGAAGGATTTATATTGATGTAACCATTCGTTACTGAGGCGCCTCCCTGCTGTGAGTTATTCCCCCCAAACGTAGCTCCGGCGATCGCATACGACGTTCCATAGCCCGAAAACCAAGCTGTGGAAGTCCCTGGGGTGTAGGCTGTATCTGTAGTTCCACCCGTGTATCCACCACCACCACCTGGATAATATGCATACTCGCCATACGATGGTGGCAGAGCGGGGTCATATATCAAAGTTCCTCCACCACCTCCCCCGAACCCTCCCGGTTGTGGTCCGTCGCCGAAAGTACCAGCGGTGCCTCCGGTGCCTCCGTTTCCGTACGTGAGACCACCAGACCCGGCGCTTACAGTCGAATCCGAACCGTTGCTATTCACACCAGCACCTGAGCCGCCGCCGCTGCCCGCAGCCCCACCGCTTCCATCCCCTGGGTCGACGCCCTCGAATGGAATGGGTGACCAATCGTTGCTACCCGCACCTCCGGCAACAAACAACCATTGACTGTTCGTCTGATCGTACATATAAGTACCACCTGCTCCACCGACGTCTCCGGGCGACGCCTGACCGATAGCATACTGAATAGTTATAGGTGAAGTTACTGTATAGTCGAATGTTATTTCACTAAAGCATCGACCACCACCCGCAAATGGTACTCTCAATGGTCCGGATCCTCCGGCCATCTGGAACCGGTAATTTCCCGTTCTTAGTGCCAAAGTTTCTATCGTTCCCGTATATGTCAGGTTAGTTTGGATAAGCGTGTTCTCGTTGGGCGTCGCCGCGCTTGGCGTACCTCCTCCCGTTGCATTCATTGGAGCAACACCAAAACTGTAAGGTGAATCGGGTGTTAAACCCGTGAATGTATATGTAGTACCTGTTACAGATATTGGTCCTATACGTCCATCGGGACCATCTGCGTATATATCATATGATGACGCGTAATCTGCGGGTTGCCATGAAACCTCCATAGATGTCGCTGTTACGTTTGTAGCAGGGTAATTCATATTACCATCGCCGGGAAGGGGAAGGAGGGTCCTTATAGGGTCGGACGTCACAGGATCACCGGTCGAATAATCATATAAAATTTGCGGAGTGATTGTGAATGTATACTCCGTGTCTGGCGTTAGACCTGTAAAGGTGTACGGGATTGGAAATGACCCAGTGGCAGATGGGGTCTGGGTCGGCGTGGTCGGGGTTGTTTCTATTATCCATTGAATATTGTAACTTGAACTATTGTCCGGAGCGTCCCATGTGAGGTCGACTGTGGTCTCTGTCGGGTTCCCCACTGAAAATCCAGTGACTTCGGGTACGGTCCATGTATTGACGCAAGCTGCTCCTGGCTCACTCTCACCGGCCGAATTCACGGCCGTAATTTTGAAATAATAATTATAATTGGGTTGCAACCCTGTGTAAATATAGGGTGATGTGGGGGTGTTCTGGACACCGACCAACACATCTGAAATAAATGTATAAGCATATATGTTATATGATTGTGCATAAGGTACTACGTCGTCGTACCATGACAACCCTATAGTCGTTTTAGTCACGTCAGTGAATGTATTGAAAGGGGCAGGACCGAAGGGGGGGATGGGAAGGAGGGTCTTTAAAGGTCCAAATGGTGTCTGTGGACCGTTACCAACTTCATTCACCGGTGTGATCGTGTACGTGTATTCTGTATCTACTGGCAACTCATTGAAATATACATATTCTCTTCCTTCGTAAAATTCAAAAAACGACGGAGAACTGAATGGTGTTGTTTCTACAAGGTAAGAAGATGCGTACGGTGCCGGATCCCATGAGAAAATAATAGACGTTTCAGTTATATTGTACACCGCAAGCCCCGTGACTTCTCCTGGAAGTGGTGAAAGAGGAGGGCGTCTATATATAGTTCCTTTATTACCGGGTTCAGTAACCCGAAATCCACCTGGTGTAGAATAACCAGGTGATCGAGTAAAACTCATCTATATATTATCAAGGTTTAATAACTACCGGGCGCATATTTACAAGGAAGGCGCCAATAATAATACCAATGACGACCAGGGCCATGGGGTTCATCTTGAGTTGCTCGAAGATATCGGGCGCTGGACGCTGTTGCTGAAGAAATACAGGCTGTTGTGGGGGTGGCTGAGAGGGCCAGGGGTCATCTTCATTTTCTGGAGACGGGTCGTTTTTTGACAGGAACGGGGGGCGGTCCATCACTATCATCACTGTCGCTCTCGCTTTTATCTGCTACAACAAATCCATCCAAATTTCCGTCATCGTCGGCATCATCCTCGCTTGAAAACTCGGACTCATCATATGACACGATACTATCAATATCGCTATCTTCGTTGCTATCGTAATCCTCTGTTGCATAATCGTCCTCGACCTGCTCGACTGGCTCGTAACGTTGAGGTTTCTTTACCATGCGACCTGAACGTGTAACTACGTTACTGACCGTGGTTTCGGATGGTGCTTGGGATAAAGGCTGGGCCATCTTCTGGGTAGTCCACAATCGTCTCGTTTAAGTACTTTGGAAAGAACTGAAGTCCTTTTGAAATTGCAATTTGATTTATCATGAACTCTCCTTCATATCCTAGACGCCCAGCGATGTCATTGAGCTTCTCTTGGTACTGAGCATCATCCGCCCGCCTGATGCCCAACGCTAGGTCTCTGATGTTCTCGAGTGAAGCATAAAGATATTCAGCCGCCTTTTCTATATCAGTATTTATATCAGTTTCAAAGCGTTTGATGTTGGTCAGGAAGCGTTTCCAGCTTTCTGGGTCAAGACCCGAATATGGATGAACTTCTTTCTCGTACTTCTGGAACCGAACGCCTGAACCCCTCGGGAAAAAGGTCCAAACCAGAACAGCGAGGAGGACTACCCACAACAACAATTCCATCTACTATACTCGGAGGAAGAATATGCTCCCTGCCAGCGAAGTCCTTGCACTCGTCATTGAAGCATTTCTGACAGATCCGGTCGCCGTTAATCATAAACCAAACATGATTTGACTTGTGCTCAGCCCTTATTTTTTCACAGTACTTGGAATCGGTCTGGACCCACCACATCTGGCGAGCACCATTTTCAAACCTCTGAATTTTCTTGACGTGAGTACGCCTCTGCCCTGGCATGTCACTTTGGATAAATTCCTCGATAGGTTCGCTGCTCAAGGTCTCTTCGCCAAACATAGATCCATCCGCCTCTTCGCCAGGGCACCTTATACAAAACAGGGCGAGCAACTCGACACTAGGCTCTTTGGGGAAATCTTTCATGGACACAATCTCCTTCCAAGGCACGTAAGGATCACCTGAGGGCTTCTTATGTGACCATATCATACGAAGTCCTGACCCGCCGTAGACGCTTGCGTCAATAATCTTCGCCCAGTCATGACCTTCTGGTAAATCTGCCAGTAGAATTCTTGTCCGGAGGACCGTCGCCTGTTGACGGTTCACCTTGAGATCAGGCCAATGAATATGAACTCCTGACTTTATTCCCTCCTTGACAGGTCTTGCGACGGCTCGAGCTACGCAACATCTTCCAGGTCGATCAATCGCGTCATGAATTATGCGACATATTTGCAAAAGGAATTCATCTGACATTTTTTCATTCGCCTTGTAATCAATATCTACGAAGAAATTGAAAACGTCAGTTTTTTGTTCGACAACATAGAGTTTATTTCCAGATCGAATTTCGGAAATATATTCTGTATAAAATTTTAAAACGTCGTGTTCATCGACGGAGAGGATACCACCGTCCATGAGCACATGGGTACCAGGTGCCTTTGGCACCAACCAGTCTCTTATCATTATTAGTTTATAGCTTCAAATCCTTATAAGGAATTTCGAACGGTCCGGATTTGTCCACCAAATTCGCAAACCTAAATCAGCAATTGACAACAAAAAGTTATCTCCCAATGGAATATTCTCGAACATGATCCAGCCGCGAGGAACATTAAATGTACCGGTGAACATCTGGTAATCTTTTACAGGTGGCTCAACGCACACCGAATGACGGACGTCATTCAGAACATGATTTACAAAGTAGGATTTCATAAGGTTCAACTTAGTTTCTGGACCTGAATTCATACCTACAAAATGCGTGACTAGGGATCGTCGGAAAGGAACATCTTCCCACGTTGGGTGAAGATTTATAAAATTCGTCAGACTATATTCAAGTAGATTTCGTGTACAAAAATGCATGTTCATAGCCATCTGTTCATGACCAATCAACTGATTATTGCGAAGTTCATAGCACTCATCCAAGTGATCTTTCATTTTCTTAGAAGGGATGAACCCAAAGTGACCTACACAAAATGGGTATGCTTTATTTTTTATTAAATTATCAATAACTGATCCGCTATAAGGCATCATCTGATTTGCATACCATTCCCTGTTGTGTTCGGTTAAATCTGGTATCGAAGCGGCATGCAAAACACTCACCTTGTCGATAGCATCAAACATGGGGTTGAGATCACCGGTGACTATTATGTCATTGTCAAGGTAAAGTACCTTGTCATAGTCCGACAGGTTCGCAAGTGACATTATACGTAATTTTTCATAAGGTCCGTACGTAAGTGGAGGCTGTGTTACCAGATACAATTTGAATTCTAAATTCGAAATATTCGGATAGGCTTTAGTATCACATATGATCATCATATCAATATTATCATTTTCATGGTAACACCTGATACTATTCACACACATGCGTAGCATATTCGCATACATGATTTCACTTCCCCATATCTGAAAATAAATCAGTTTTTTTAGGGGCATTAATTTGATTTCTTAATTAGTCTTTAATTTTCATTCTTCATCACTATCAAGGTGGCAACGTTCCCAGATCGTCTTGATCTTGATAATGTTGGTTGGCATGTCAGCCACCTTTTCGTCCTCGAGTTTCTCAATTTCATAGCAGAGACGCTGGAGGTTGAAGTCCTTTGCGAGTTGCTCTGGGTCCGATCCGTCCCCACGAAGACTGGCGAGTTTACGTGCATACCAGATCTTGGGTGGCGTCATCCTGTATCTATGTGCGTAGAAAAAACGGAGTGCGTTGCGACGAGTTAAGAGCCTGATGGAAATCCGGGTTTCTGATGACGTGAGCCCTGATCATCGGCCAGAGGTTCCGTCGAGACGAAATACCCTCTAGGGTATCAAATTGGCAATCGTCATTTTCGTCGTAATTTTTACGAAAAGCCATCTGATTTGTTTCCATCTTTTCTTTCTCATCTTTGAAACGTTTAACAATGTTCTTTTGTTCTAATGGATTTAAAGGAACTTCAAAAATATATGCATGATATGTATTTAGTACTTCAACACCATCCTCGATGTCTCGGGGTTCTGGTGTGTTAGTCGAAAACTTGAAGTAGGTATATGTTCCCCGCTTCAGGTTGATCGTGCCACGTGTTTCTTCTTCGAGTTCACGAACCGCACATCGAAGTGGGTTGTAGACCTCGCGTCGGCGACACCCGCCTGTAACGAATGTCCATTCCTTATATCTTCGGTCATGGACGACCAAAAAATAAGGAACACCATCAACGTACGTCATCGGTATCGCCACCGCTTTGTGCCTTTCTCTGGTCATCTACTAAGTCCGGTCCAAAAAAATCGTGAAGACGGCCCGCGCGTTTATCATAAGTTATAAGGAATATAAGGCCAAAAAGCAAAAGCCAAGCCCAAAGAGGCATTTTAATTTTGTATTAGAATTTAGTTTGCGTACAGCACTGCACCCACGCCGTTCTGGATACGGAGCACATTGTAGTTCACGGCGTACAGGTATGGGTTGCTGACGGCCGCGTTGGTCAGGGCCTGCACACCGTTCGACAGGGTCACTGGCACGACCAGGCGGTACGTGTCAATGCGGGAGAAGTTGAGGGTGCCGGTGGGCTGGAGCTTGGAGGTGTCCAGGGCGTAGCTGATAACAGCCACATTGGCAGACTGGTTACCGTGCTGGTAGCCGAATGGAGTGTTATAGTACTGGGCAATGTCAGTGAAAGCTGGCAGGTGGCGGAACTCACCGATGTCCGAACCGTTGATCTGGACCTTCAGCTGGTAATCCTTCACGTTGGTGCCGCTGCCGTCCAGGCCGTAAGCGGCACCGTAGTTGGCGGATGGCCAGGCAATGTACTTCACTGGGTGGGCCAGTGCCAGCTCCTGGGTGGCGGACTTGCTGATAGGGATGCGCTGAACCTGGGTAATCAGCATGTCGTGTGCGTTCTCGGCGAAGAACTTGCGCTCAGACTGATCCAGGTAGACGAAATTGGCCCACGCCACAAACTGAAGGCCAGAGTTCATCACGCCACTGGCAAGGGAGGTGCCACCGCTCGTGGCCGTCGTGGTGTTCAGGGCTGCCGACCAGGTGATGCGCAGTTCCACGTCGTGGTACTGCAGAGCCACCAGGGGGATGGAGCTCGAGTAATCCTTGCAGAAGAAGAACTTCAGGGGTAGGAAAGTTGTCTCCTGGTTAGTTGGGGTATACTGACCAGGCACTGCGTTATTCAGGTAACGCTGGGAAAAGGTCTGTGCGCCAACCACGGGCTCGACATCAGCCATGAACTCGAAATCCTGGGTGTCGATAACCTGACCGCCGATCATTAGCTCGATCTTGTTGATCACGGTTGACCAATCCAGGTTGTTCACAACTGCGCCGGTGGTGTCACGGGCAGTAAAGTACATGTAGTTCACCAGGTCACCCTTCTTCTCAAGACGGATGGTGGAGATGCCACCCGCGCTGGGGGTTCCCTGGATCACCTGACGCTCAACGGTATTAGCGTAGTGAGTATACTTGCGGTACACTGATCGGAAGAGAGAGACTTGAGGATTGCCTGTCAGCCAAGCATCCTGAGCACCTGTCGCAACGAGCTGAACCTGGCCACCGCTCATTTACTTTGGACTTATATTTTTTTCTACTGGTTCACACCACAGAAAGGGGTGGCTGTGAAATATCATTTTTATCCAATTGCCGAATTGCAATGTCCAGACTGCATGGATCTGCAAGCTGATTTAATTTTCCCTTTTTCTCATTAAATTTATTGTATTCGGGCTGAGTGTAATTCTGGAAGCGGCTGCCGTTCATGGCGCCCACTGGCACAGGCACGCTCTCGGGACGGAGGTTGGTCATCGCGCCAATTGCACCGAGGGGGTCAATGCGAACGTTCATTCCTCCCGCATTTCCTGCACGATCGGGGTTCACACGGTTTTCGGTCGAACGAGGCAGCGACTTGTCGGTGTAAGCGTTAGAGCCGCTTGCGTAAGGCTGGGCGACATTGTACTGTGCAGGGCCAAACTCGAGCGTGTCCGTCCGCTGACCAGTTTCCTGACGAATTGTTGTCCGTCTGGTCTTTATTTGATCTGGGCGGCCCTCTGGTGCGGTAAGAGCACCACCCTGGCCTTGGCCGCGGCTCTGAACGGGTGCGCGGCGCCAAGTCTTGGTGTCCTTTGCTTGGTGGGTCACCTCACCCATCACAGTCAGACCGTTCTTCACAAAGGCATCTGAAGGGCCCTGGCCACCTGGAAGGGTCGTAAGACGCTCCTCATTGATGTTATTAGGCAGGACACGGAAAAACTGCTGGAAACCACCGGTCGCTGGAACGGATGGGTCGACACCGAGGCCTGGACCCACGTTCATGCGCTCAATTGGTGGAAGGTTATTCATCTTGTTCGTAATGTTCTGGCGGTTCGAGAGATCATAGACGGGCTGACCGAAAGGAAAACGGTTAGCCTCCTTGGAGATGTCTGCAAAGTTCTGGACCTCCTGCTTCGGCTGAAGGCGCCAGTCGCCAATACGGCGGCCAAAATCTACACTTGGATCTTTCATGTCGAAGAAATCCTTGGAGTGATCACGGGCATTGGCCATAAGGTCAATGTCGCGACGGGTAATTGGGGGGAGGGGGCGACGGGGTTCAGTGGTTGCCGATGGGTCATTTTTGTCACTGAGTGTCTTACCGGCAAACACGAGACCAACTACTGCTGCGAGGGCCAGAGGGTCCATATTATTATATGTACTATATTTTTACTTTGTCAGATACCGTTGGGAAAAGCGAGTGTTCTGATCGTCAGCGTACGTGCTGGCTGGATCAAAATCAACTATACGAAGTGGCAGATTGACGTAGTTATTGGGAAAATCATAGCTGCGCTCTGACCAGCCCTTCTTCCATGCAAGGGTGTCGTGGGAACGAAGCAGAGACTCGGTATCCGCCAGGTCAGCCATCACGACGGTTGCTGGGCCCATCCACACACCGGGCTGGAGCACATTGGTGCTCGAATTTAAATAGTTCGGCATCTTACTAGTACTCGCGAAAAAAGCTTAACGAGCATTGCCTCCGCGCAGTTGAGTTGTCTCTGGGAAATGGAACCGGCTGCTATCTATGTCGCAGCTGGCCCCTCCCTGATCCTTGCACATAGGGGCGAATTTCTTACCGAAAGAAGCCTCGGCGAAAGCCGTCTGATCATTTGGGATGGTTGTGCTGGGCATCGTGTAAAAATTGCGCTCAGCGTCACGGACGCGCTCAAACGGATGGATCATCGACCACTCGTTGGCAACCTCACGGCGAACGCTGGGGTACCACGCGGCACTGGGGCGGTCAGGCTGATCAACGTAATCAGTCAAGAGGACATTTCCCATTGGATTATCGAATGTGGGCATGCTCACCTGGGTGCGGGTCAGGCCTGCAAGCCGGCCCTCTGCATACGTCGGTCTGACCTTACCGTCTGGGATCATGTTGGATGTTAGCATATAGTACAGAATTGCAAGGACGAGGACAGCAAGAGCAAAAACACGTGGGTCTTTATTTATAAGGTAGATAACGACACTCGCGTACAGCACAAACCGGGTGGTGGCTGCAGCGCGATCCTTGGCGGACTGTGAGGCGGTTGGCCAAAAGTCTAGTAGCTTGTCGCTCTGGAAAATGTCTTTTGGATCCATATTAGTAATTACATAGACTTATTTTGAGCCATCAATTTGCTGATCATGTCATTCATGCTGGACATGAGGTTTTCCTGTGTAATCTCACCCTTGTCCTGAATGTTCTTCGCACACTCCTCGGCCGTGCTCTCAATCATACTCAGCATCTGGGGTGGCAGCATGCTCATGGTCATGGCGAGCATATACAGGTTTCCATAATAAGACCATATGGCGCCACGCGTCTGCTCGCTCATGTCTGGGCTGTCCCAGATGTCACACAGACCAATCTCATCTGCAAACTTGTTCTTCTTGGAAAAGAATGCAGGATTGCGTGCATTCATATGATTTACACGTGGGGACGTGTACTTCATGAACCGGTCAATGGTGGTACTCTTAAAACCCTTTTCCTTAGCGGCGGTAATAGCCTGGTTTTCGGGGAACGCCTCTGAGAGCTCACCGAGGAACTGACTGTACATCTGTCCAAAGGCGTTTGCTGACGCCATTTAATTATAATATCTTTAAATCTTTAATATGGTTCGCTTGTCATTGCTGGACCCTGGCCACATCCCTGCTGAACGATAAAGAACACTAGAAGTGCTACAAGAAATGCAGGCTTGATATAATCTGAATTCTTCATCTTCTCTTCACCGTTCATCTTACCCTTGGCGTATATGTACCCTGCTGTTACCACCGCTGCAATTACGGCTGCTGACATGGGCTCACGAAAGTATCGGTCCATTAATTTAGTACCTGAATTTTTTATCAATTTTCTCTCGCATCGTCAAACAGGCTCTCACCATTCGTGCCCATCTTCTTCACCGCTGGAGGATTGAGAGATGGCGTCACGTTGAACACCTGCGACCCGCCTGGCGTCTCGCCCACGGGCTGCGTTGAATTTTGCACTTCTTCGGCGGGCGCTTCTGCCACGTTATTAGGCATGTCATCCAGGTTCTGCTCCTCGGATGACATTTCAGGGAGACCCTCTGCTGGCAGCTCGTCTTCGCCTAGTTTATTTTCATCATCATTTTCATCTTCGAAATCTGCTGCGTCATGCTTGAGGTCGCCTACGATCTCGTCCCATGGTATAAGGTGATCAATGACGGTGTGGATTTTGCAAGTGAAACGCTCAGTCAGCTCCTTCTTGCGGTCGTCATCAGATTTACTTTCGGAAATAACGAGAGGGCGGTAATACAGGTCCTCACCACACGCCTCGTAGCACCGCTGGACGAACACGTCATTGGCTGGCAGCTTGATTGAAATCTTTTTAGGCTTTTTGTCCATACGGATACCGTTCAGCAGGATCTTGACGTGACAGATGAAGACGGCGGCCAGTAAATTTGGGAATATCGGATTTGAATTCTTAATTGCGTCGGCATGCTTCAGACTGATTGAACCATTCCAGGTTTTGATGGCGCGCAGGAGCTCCTGGAAAACAAGGGTGGTGTTGCGACCCTTGCTTTCCTTTTTGGCCTCGAGCCATATTTCCCAAAACACGTCAATCATAGACGGGATCATGCAGTCACAAAGTTTCTGTGTAAATCGGCGCTCTGAGGTGGCGAGGTGCTCCATCCTTACTACTAGTATGGAAATTGGTGGCGCTGCACAGCCGCGTTCTATTTCTTGGAATATTTCTGAGCAGTTTTCTTCAAATTAATTAAACTTGGGAATTCAATTTCTGGATCAGTCGTCTCTGGGTCATGCACCTTCTGTGCCCATGATATGTTCATGTCGTACGGTCCCAGACGTTCTACACGGTACCCCAGCCTTACCAATTGCCTGTGTAAATATACAGTCGCCTTTGCTATGTCATAACGCGCATACCCGATGATAAGTGGAGGAACCGTCACCTGAGCCGTTTTCAGGCCTAAATCAAAATTAGCCTTGACTTTACGCAAAAATTGATCAAGGATAACTTTGTAAGTTTCTTTTTTGTAGTTCTGGCGTTGACGGTCCTTTTCTGCCAATTCCTTGGCTGTCAACATCTACTCTTAATTTACGTTTTGAATTGGTCACTTGGCCGCGGCATCAGCCTTGGCTGCCGCGAGCTGGCCCTCCAGTGATGCCGTTATGTCATTATAGGTTCTGTAACCATCTGGTTTATATGCACTAAATCCCGAATCAAATTGGTCAACCTGGGAGGTGGTCGAAAGATTTGTGATATTGACCACACCATTACCAGTGACTGTTGCGCGTACATCATATTGAGTTCCGAAATATCCACGGGTATTCAAAAACATGAGGCGGGCTGAGTACTGATCATCGCCTACCCGGTTTACATAAAGTGTTTCGATCGGAACCATGTCAGGTTCATTTTTCTGGACAGCCTCGATAATGACCTCGATAATATCAGGGGATACGGCCTGACGCTTGACTGTCGAATCGTATGACGCACTGGCCGGCTTCCATAGCAGAAGGACCACAACGGCAATCACAAGGAGGACAACCCAGATTTCCATTACTAAAGCGCGCGAAAAATATTGGACTAAAAAATAGGCTATTTACAGGATGGCTCTTCTGGTATACTCGGATCGCTGCCAGTACAGCGCCGACATACTGACATACATCAGGACCCAGCCAGCCCTGCTTGAAATTGTGAGATTTCACAACGTAACTGAACTTGGTGTCCCTTCAAAGAAAATCACACGAGTTCCTACACTTGTTACAAATGAAGGTAAGATGTACGTGGGTTCTGAAGTCAAGACGTGGCTTGAGCAAATGGCCCCATGCGAATTTGATTGCTGGGATGCATCAGGTGGTTACTGTGCAAATCTAGATGGATCTGATATACCGATGCATTTTGAACTGGACATGTACGGCAAGCCACTCCAGCCAGTCCTGACCCCTGAATTAGAAAGTAGAATTGGTAAAAATGTTAACGACGCATATCAGGACAGGAGATCCAGTTAAAGGTCAAACTTTAAACAAAATTAATGCACCTGAAAACAATTCAGGCATCGGCCGTCAAGGCAGTGTTTGAAGTTCTTAAAGACATTATAAATGATGTGAACGTATACTTCACGGCGGACGGTGTCCGTATTCTGACGCTCGATACAGCTCGTGTAACAATGGTTCACATGTTTTTGAATGCCGAAAATTTCGAGGAGTATGAATGCGCCTCCGAGGTCTCTGCCGGTATGAACATGTCTAATGTGTACAAGCTTCTAAAGTCCGTGTCAGGTGCCGACACACTGAGTATGCGAGTGGAGGGCCGGGACTTTCTGGACATGGAGATCCAAAACCCGGCCAAGAAAACTTCAACCAAATTTAAATTGAAATTGATGGACATTAATGAGGATATCCTTGAGGTCCCTGATATTGAGATGAATGTCATCACGACCCTACCATCAATCGACTTTCAGAAAATTGCACGCGACATGGGCAATTTGTCGACTGATATGGAAATCATCCGAGATGCAGAGACCCTCGTACTCAGCTGTCAAGGTGATTTCGCCGACCAGACGACCGTCATTGAATATCCTGAAAGCGTCTCGCGTACTGGTGGTGTCTATAGCCTGAAGTATATAAACCTGTTCACAAAAGCGACCAGCATGAGCTCGAGCGTTCAGCTCATGCAAGACAATACACGCGAAGAAATGCCAATCATATTTCGGTACACAATTGCAAACTTGGGTGACCTGCGGTTCTACCTCGCACCTAAGATGGACTGATTTCTGTTAAAGATGGAAGCCCCATGTACTGTAAGATGGATCCTAACCACACCGAGAAGATGGCGATTGCATGCAAGTTATGGCGTGACGCGGGCAACCCCACCTGGCCTGCCCCAGCCAATTGGCTACGTAATCAGGATAATATGCGTATGATGTATACTGTGATATGCATGGGACTTGCTGAGGGTAGGAGCCGCCCCGACGTTACACCCGAATTTGTAAAGTATAACGAGTTCATGTACAATGAGTTCCTACCTCGCACCTAAGATGGATTCGTAACTAGGCTCGCGTTCTATTATCCAGACCTTTACGAAATAGACTAAAATTTTGAAATGCGGTACAAATTTGATTTTCACCTGAGGGATCCAATGTTGTTCGAAACCTACAAAGTCAAATAATTTGTCTTTGAAATTTTTCATATAAAAGAATAGACTATTAGTTTCTTTAATGGAAGCTAGGTTTAATACGCGAATAAAGGAATGCAGGTCTGACGAGGAACTCTATTCTTATTTACTCGAGTGTGTACCTATTATCAGGGAGTATACACAGGAAACCGAAGCCGTCGAGCAGACGAGTAATATAATGGGCATTAAAGTGGCTTCGCGCAAAGGTGTCCAACGCAAGGACATTTATAACAAGTACATGGCTACAGTTGAAAATCAAACTCTCGAAATGCCTGTAAAATCTGAATACGCACATCAACCATGTAAAGGCTGTGGCAAAAAGTACCAGGTAATCCACGACGACACCACGTCGGAAGACATCTGTACGAATTGTGGATGCTCTGAATACATCCTAGGGGAGGAACTGGGCTTCAAGGAGGAACAGGAAATGGACAAGAACGTCGTGTACTCGTACAAACGTGACAATCATTTCAATGAATGGATAAGTCAGTTTCAGGCAAAAGAAAGTACGAGCGTACCTGATGAAGTCATTACCCAATTACAAAATGAATTTAAGAAGCAGAAAATTAAGGAACTTAGTGAAATTACTCACGAAAAGGTCAAGGCCCTATTGAAAAAATTAGACAAGTCCAAATACTACGAGCATGTGCCATACATCACTACTATGCTAAACGGGATCAAGCCCCCGACCATGACACAGGCTCTAGAAGACAAGCTCCGTATTATGTTTTACAAAATTCAAAAACCGTTCGAAAAACATAAGCCGGCTAAACGAAAGAATTTCCTATCTTATTCGTATACCCTTTATAAACTGTGTGAACTCCTCGGGGAGGATGACTACCTACCATGTTTTCCTCTTCTCAAATCGAAAGAGAAATTGTACGCCCAAGATGCCATGTGGCAGAAGATTTGTCAGGAACTCAAATGGGAATATATTAAGACAACCTAGATACATATTCGTATTCCAAATTACCACCCTTGTCAGGAAAGTTTATGAGCATACCTTCAAAAATTCCAGTAAGCTTCATGTAATTTCTAATTTGATTTCTAAATTGATCCGTCAAACGACTTGTCGACTTCAATTCAACAATCAAATTTCCTTCAATTATGAGATCTGATCTGAGATTTCCAATATTGTGACCTTCATATGAAATGGGGAGAATGCGCTCGGTTTCATACTTGAGGCCACGCTTGCGCAAGGCCACCTCGAACGCATTATGGTAGACGCGTTCAGAATATCCGGGACCCAACTCATCCCATATATGTTTAGCCACTAGCTCCATAGTTGTTTCTTCGTGGCGTAACTTTATTACGCGCACCTCTATACAAACGATAAAATCCAGAGACGAGTTTCGCAAAATTTGCTTTGGCTGCGCGCATTCTATTAACGTTCTTCGCACTGTAACCGATTTTAAAAAGTAAACTACACGATGACACGATAATATCAGAAGTTGCAACTCCAATAGGTGAACTTCCAAACAGGCCGCGCAACTGCGCTTCTGAAACCGATGCACCAATTTGCGCCAATACACCATGTACCAAATTTATCAAGTTTTTACATCTAGATAATGCTTCTATTTGAGTTTTTCTAAAACCCGTGTTGGCGAACCCGCCGAGCCCGCCGCTCACAGCCGCCCGACGCACATTATCAATTACTTTTGTACCCATTGAAACCGCCGTCTTCAATTGTGGGTCTTTTATAACTGTAAAAAATTGTTTTTTAATGTTACTTGCGTTAGCTAGCGCCGCCGCTCTGTTGGGTCCAGCGGGCGCCACGTACCACGTACCAATTCTTGCCGCTAAATTGATGGCATTTGTAGCCTCGAAAGATTTCCCAGATGACCATTTATTAAAAGCGAATTGACTGAGGGGCATAATAAGATTTGCCCTAAGACCATATGATTGACATACACTGAGTAATTTAACTGCAACCATATTGATAATGCTTTCAATTGTATTAAAAGTCGACTGCATATTGTTCTCAGACAAACCCGTTTGAAGTTTCGTCAACTGGTTCAACCATCCGACTACTATATATAATGTTAATAACAGACCTGCAACCCTTACTACATATGACGCAGTAGACCGCCCCTGGCCTGCTGAATTGTTCATTTAATAATATAAAATATTTTATGTGCTCATGATATGGCTAATAATACTCCTAGTAACAACGAGCTACATGCGTGGCTGATGAGCCTTAAGGCTAACCAGGTGCAAGCTATGAAGTTCAGCACTTCGACGGGGGGTCTAGTGAAAAGAAAAATGGGGAAAAACACAGCTACTAATGTAATTCAAACACAAAGACAATATGTTATAAATAAATTTAAAGGTAAAAATGGTCAGGCTAATTTAGGAAGACAGCGCAACAGAAGACCACCTAATACATTCGAGCCCGGTGTTGCCACATCACGTAATACACAGGAGGCCCTTGGGCGCGTAAACGAAGCGGCACCTCGACCACCTGTTAATGGGGGTAGAAAGGGTATTAATTTGGGAGGGGTTGCACGAGGTGCTAGTAAGGCCGCAGTCACTGCAGCTTTTTTTGCCGCGCCAGTTGCGACTTTCACCGCGATGACGGCCGCGCCTCACGTAGGCAGAGCGGGAAAATGGGTGGCGGGTAAATTAGTCTCTTCCCAAATAGGAAATAAACCAACAGAGGCGCTGTCCAAGGCTGGTGGGGCGCTGTTCTCGGGTAAAACAGTACCAGAGGCATCTATCTTGGCGTGGAACACACTTCCTAATAATCAGCGTAAACAAATTGCAAATTTAGCAGCCAATAAATTTAAATATGTACTTGGGTCAGAAAACAGATCTGGTTACATTAGAAATTTGACAAATACAGCCAAAACAACAATAGCGAATAAGAACGTGAATAAATACAAACAAAATCTTATGAACAAGGGATTTCTTGTATTATCAAATTACCTGGCAGAGCAAATAGGATATAAAGAAAACGCAAATACGCGTAAAATTGATGGAATTGTTAAGAAACTCATATCACTTAAGAATGCGGTTGCAAACACCAAAAGCCAGCAAAACAAGTATAACTATGGCTATCAAATGGGAGAATTAATAGGTGACCTGATAGTTGCTTATGGTAAACTTCCTGCAGGTAGTGGAAAGTATAGAAATCTTTCGAATGGAGCGATCGCCGGCGTTCTTGATCACGTATTCAATAAGAACACATCAAACAAAATTAGACGGGTAATAGTTGTAGCAAGAAATCAGAATAGATCTAGTAAATTTGTGGCGCCATTCAAGGTGGCGGCAGAACACGCCGGAGCTGTGGCGTCCGCGGGGCTTGCTGCGTATAGTGGAAATTACAACTCTGCATTGCGCGGAGCGGGCCTGCACTTTGCGGCCCCCACCACCCAGAACCGATTTAATTTAATCGCATCAACTCAGGGGCCGGAGGCGGCCTTGCAAGATTGGGCATCAGGTCAATTAATCAGTCTAGGAACTACTAAATTGAAAAATACTGCGAGATACCTGTTTAACACGTACCTGGAAACGCATTCGGCGCGTCCAGGTGAAAATCAGGCTACATTTTTACAACGAATAATGAGAAATGCTAAAAAAGCTGCAACTAACCAGGCGGCTCTAGGTATAGTTGCCGGTCGAACTGCGGGAAGGATGGCGCGCAACGCGGCGGCGAGCGCGTCTGCGAGCGCGGTGGCGGCTGGCAGAGGGGTGGCGTCGCTCTGGCGCGGCGGCAATAAGCCCAAAGAAAATGTATACTTATATTAATTTACATGAATTTCTTCAGACCCAGAGACCCCATATTAACACGAAGCCAGAATGCGGCGCGTAGAAATAATGCTGCTAGACTTGCCAATAATAACAAAACGATTGGTCAGTATTGGGAAGCCGGAAAACCTCAACTAAACATGATGAAGCTGCTGACGCGAAACATACCAACTGCTACACGTGTACTATTTCAGGGTAGACCGACCGCACAGAATTTAAGGAATTTGTCGGCTTATATAGCCCGTGAAGCTGGGTACCAGAATTCACAAAATATTGAAAAGATATACAGACTTATGATCCAGATATTACAGTTGAGGAGTATAAGTCCAAATAATACTAATGCACGTATCCAACTAGGGACTGTGACGGGTCAGCTTATTGCACAGTTGATTAAATCGAAACCAAAAGGTAACTCCAAACAACAAGCTCTCACGAAGGGTCTGATTACTGGAATTCTTAAAGAATTTGTAGGTAACAGAGCCGCGAGACTATACGGAAGATTTACATGAACTTCTCACGGATCCAATTACGATCACGAATGTAGGTCCGTGATGCAGTTGGAAGGGTGCGCTTGGTCAGAATGCCGATAGCATGAAGACGGCGGAACACGGCGAGTGGTGCTTCACGCCCCTTCTTGATTGCATTGGTGAGGGCACGGTGCCGTGCCGTCATGCTCTCCACTGGGTGATAACCATACTTGGTAAGCATTCCCCCTTTTAATTTGCCAATTAGCTTGGGCCCCTTGCCTGCCGCACCCACGTCTGGGATGGGTGTCGGTCTGACCCGGATTTTCTTGCCATTACGGATAGCCGTGTAGCCGGCTCTCAAAATTGCTCGCATTTTAATATCTAAATAGAAATTTGTTGAGAATGACCAGTGATGAACATTTTCAGCTTAGCCTCATTTTCTGTCCCGAAATCGAATACATCGGTATTACCGAGGTCTACGTGAATAGTCGGGACAGAATAAGCGTAACGCAATTTCAAAACAGACCATAGAATTGACAGACCGTAACTTTTCAGATCCTTGACGAGAGTGGGACGCGACCATGCAAGTTTCAAAGCGAGGACGTCCTTCTGTTCCTTGTCGATAAAAGGGCCACACGGGCAGTCTTCGGCCGCGCCTCCATCGACGTAGTGCCATTCATTGAATTTGGAAGAAGAAAACAGAAATGGAAGAGCAATAGACATACATACTGCTTCCAGTACACTCATATGAGGGGTCCGATCTACAGAAAAGTAATCAGTTTTCATCAAGTCCACGCAATAGGCTGACACGTGGAATTTAATTCTTGAATGTGCGAACAATTCCATAAACGTGATGTCATCTTTTCCGAGATATTTAAGACATGCCTTGCTCAACTGGGCCCGCACCTTTGAAATAGGAACAAGGCCGTAATTGGTCAACAGACTTTTAAGATTAGGTTTCATAACCTGTTTCACGGGAACATTGATTGCGAAATCCAGAATTTCTGGAATATTGCCTTTGGTCGCGAGAAACATAAATCCTATAATGCTCCCTGCCGATGACCCTGATATTTCACAGAGATCATTGAGAGCACCGAGATGTTTTAATTTTGAAATCACACCCAAGTATACAAATAGTCCCATGGCGCCTGGGCCTATCGCAAGGTATTTCATATCTAATAGTACTTGGAAAACTTGGTGCGCAATAAAGCGAACACGACGGCGAACACGACGGCGTGGACGGCAACTGGCAGTGGGCCGGTCTGGCGGCTCATCCAGATGCCACCAGACTTGGGTGGCAGAGTGAGCAGCACACCTGGGCTGAGCAGGATAAAGAGGACAGCTGGCACAATCAGGTCAGCTGGCTTCATGGTCACACCGAGCACCTTGGTGCCGATGAACCAGTAGACCAGGGACAGAACAACTGCGTGGATCAGGACCGACTGCAGGGTCATCTGGCCGCTGAATAGCTTCAGTGATGGCAGAGTAAGCAGAATGCCCGGGCTGAGCAGCGCGAACAGCAGTGCTGGGGTCAGGACCTTTGGTCCGGTAATGTCAATCATTTATATGTACTCGACATAATTATTCACCCATGCGTAAAAGTTCTCGGCACAAACCCGGTCTGTAATGACGGGAATTTTTGAAATGTCATTCCAGATGCACTGCTGCCAAAGAGCCGGCTGGTCCTCCGTGTACCACAGATGTGGTGCAAGGACAAAACTGACGAAAGCTGGAAAACCAGCTGTAATTTTAATGTAATTTTCATCTAGATATTTACGAAGATACATCCAGCCGTCAAGCAATTCCTGTGAATACATGTCCTGCCAATCTTCGGGATGCAATTCGAGATCGAACTCGTCCTGATCATCATCCTGATCGACAACTGCGTTGTACTCATAGTAAGCATCACGCGAGTACTCGTCATTGATACCCATTTTACTTATGTATTACTCGGTCAGAGCCTTTAAACCAACCACAGTCACTGAAGACTTCGAGGCGACTGGCGCCGCGTCAACAATGGCCTGGAAAGCACCCTCTGTACGTACTTCATCACCACTAAAGTACGTCAAAAGACCCTTCTTGATAACTTCCTTAGTGATGCCCCCCTTGGTCTGTTTAGTATTGAGATTGACCTTGACCTTATCATGGACCCGGACTGTGTCAATCTCGTGCGTTTTCATGTGTACGGTGACGAACTCGCGGAGGTCCTTTTCGCGCTTGTTAAGCACTTGGAGATCTTTGCGAGCTGATGATAGTTGGGCTTTAAGAGCCACCCACTCTTTCATAGCCGTTTTAAATTGCTCGTCAGCCATTTATCAAATTGCTGACGATTTTTTTAAGCTTATATTTACTGATACTCTGGGGAAATCTCGAACTTGGGACGCATGGTGTCTGGGGGGATGGTGCTCAGGTTGAAAATGGACACTGGCTCACGTGGGTTGATTGGCTCGGAGCGGAACTGCAGGTTGGCGTTGCGCAGAACACCGCCCACAGTCTCTGGGTAGCCGATCTGAGAGCGTGGGTCCAGGTAGTTCTGGCCGCTCATGATCTGATCTGGGCTGAACTGACCAAAGTCCTCGGTGGCCACAACCTCGCGAGGGATCAGGCCAGCTGAAGAGACCACGCCGGTAGAATAGTCGGTCGCTGCTGGGGCTGCGGCAACTGCTGGGGCTGACGCCGAGAAACCAGCGGGGGCGGTAGGGGCATACCCGCTGCACTTGGGGGCGAACAGAAGATACAGAACAACCACCGCCAACACTAAAATTGCCAGACCCTTGAGATCCATTTATATTAAATGCGGATAATTTTTTGGCTCGGTCTGACTGGACCAAAGTTTAGTCGACGTAATCTGCTGGGTCATCCTCAACCTCCTCGGGGTCGTCTGTGAACAAATAATCTTTGGGAAAATCCGGAGCCTTGGGGGCACCGCGGACGCGGACCTGGATCACACGCCAAATAGGACCGAAAGATTTCTTCAGGAACCACAGACCTGCCAGCTCGAACATCACATCACAACGGGTATCAGCCTTGATGTCCTGAAGAGCGACCGGGTTCTTCTGGCGGTCAAAAGCCATAGTCACAATCTCACCCTTGATGGTTGCCAGTGAAGAGCTCAGAACGCCGTCCGTGATGCTCTCCTGGTAAGCGCTGTTGATGGTCTCGTCTGAAAGCTCCTTACCGAACCACTCCACCTTGGACTGCTTGGCATGGGCAAGGATCTCCTCATCAATTGTCTGGAAAACATCGAGGCCCGTCTCCACCTTGAAATTTACAGACTTGCCCACCAGGTCGTCCTGGAGTAGCACGTCATTCACCTGACGGCGAGCACCATTAATCTTCAGAAAGTAACGGCCATCTGGGAGCTTCACAGGCTTGGTGAACTCCATTATACTAGTAGGAAAAATCTTCTTTAATGTTAGATGAACGCATCAAGTAATTGCAGCGTGGAATTTTTGACAAGATATTGTCAGTGTCTACCTGATGTGACAGATCCTGGTCAGGTTATATGTGGTTATGTGAACCGTGAAAATGGTCTAGTCTATCCCTGCGAACCTGGATGCTGTGCCCCAACCTGTGGTTCAAAAGTTGGACGCATGCCCATAATTGGCCTTGAATTCAGACCGTCAGCTGGTGTTCTACCTCCAGATTTCAATGTAAATTTAGTTACAAGTGACAAACCAACGGACACCCCTGGAGCTGCTGAATTCTTTTCATGGATGAAACGCGAAGGAGAATTCTCTTGGCTCACCCTGTTTAAACTCATGTTAGCCCTTCTTGTGATTGTTTTAGCATCGCTTTTACTGGCTTAAAGGAACGATGCCACCATATAGTATAAATGGCTTCACCACTGACACTCGAGGACCTGGCAAAGGAGATCAAGTCTCTGCGCAAGGACGTTCGCAAGATCCGCCAGCACCTGGAGGATCCCAACGGCGAGAAGGCTAAGGCTCGCGCCGCCAGCAATGGTTTCAGCAAGCCCCAGGTTGTGACCGAGAAGCTGCGCAGCTTCCTGGGTCTGGCTGCCGAGGAGAAGATCTCCCGTGCTGATGTGACCAAGCGCATCAGCGCCTACCTGACGGAGAAGGGTCTGAAGAATGGCAAGAACATCACTCTGGACGCCCCACTGAAGGATCTGCTGAACCCCCCGGAGGGCATTCAGGTCACCTTCATGAACATCCAGAAGTACATCAGCCCTCACTACGTGAAGGAGCCTTCCGACAAGGTCACCAAGCCAAAGACCCCCAAGGCACCAAAGGCGGAGGCGGCGGCCGAGCCCGCCAAGGAGAAGGCTTCCCGCCCAAAGGTAGAGAAGAAGGTTGCCAAGGCTTAATTTTTCCGTGTAGTATAATATAAATGGGTCGCCGCGATAATGGCGGAATTGCCGGTTCAGGAGTTTTTGGACTTTTCGGCTCAACGGTTCATTGTGACGCTAATAACACATCGTTGTACTGCACCACAATTAAACTTTTCAATATTCTCGTGATTTTATTCGTTCTATACTTTTTGTACAAGGCGTTTGCCGGTAAGAAGTAGCTTAAAACCTTGGCTCCTAGTAACATAAACAATGGAACCAGCTCCGACACTTGATGTTTCACTAATAAATTCACTTGTCGGAACAAAAATCAAAAATACGGATTTATATCAGCGCGCGCGCACGCACAAGTCAGCTCTGAAGCGATATTCAGGACTGACTGGTTCGTACGAAACACTTGAATTCATGGGCGACTCCGTCCTAGGATTTATCATTACTAAACACTTATTTGATCAATACGAAAAGGAGCAGGAGGGGTTCCTTACAAAAGCGCGGACGAAGATGGTCCGAGGTAAAACTTTGTGTGAAATTTCTAAAAAATTGGGACTTCATGAGCTTATTTTGATGGATGAAAAGGGTCAGCGCAACAGCTGGAACACAAACCCTAACATCATGGAAGACGCTTTCGAGGCACTTGTTGGAGCCATCTACCTTGATCTTGGTATGATCCATGCAAAGCGGTTTGTTCTTGATGCATTTACGAAGGTTGAGACTAACTTGACTGATGACAATTACAAAGATCAATTGATGCGCTGGTGCCAGGCTCTCAAGATGCCCCTTCCAGAGTACCGGATAATTGGCAACACGAATGGTATGTTCTGTGTTCAGTTGGTGGTGGATGGCCTAGAGTGCGGTTGTGGCTTCGCAACTTCAAAGAAGGAGGCTGAACAGAATGCGGCGCAATTACTACTTAAGACGGATATTCGATTTAAAAATAAGCAGATCCCAACAAATGCATCCAAAAATCAAGGAACTGATAGAACGGACGTACCACGAACAGCGGAGCCCCGAGTGGCTTGCGCTACGTGAGAATATGCTCACAGCAAGCGACGCTGCAACTGCGCTTGGTGTCAACCCGTACGAAACACCTGATGGTTTGTTGATAAAAAAGTGCGGTGGCCGTAAGTTCAATGGAAATGAAGCAACTAACCGCGGCACGATACTTGAGCCAATTGCCCGAGACAAGTATGACGCCATGTACAACCGTAAAAGTCATGAGATTGGGCTCGTCCAGCACCCAAAGTACCCCTTCCTGGGTGGGTCGCCTGACGGTATCACCGAGGATGGATTGCTTATTGAGATCAAGTGTCCATTGACGCGCAAGATAGAACCCAAGGTGCCCAAGTATTACATTCCACAAATTCAATTACTTCTGGAAATTATGGATCTTGACGAATGCGACTTCATCCAATACAGACCACCTACAGATCTGCCTGAGGAATTTGTAATTGTAAATGTAAAAAGGGATCGTGAATGGTTTGCGAAATCCCTACCCGTCATGGAGGCGTTTTGGCAGCGGGTGGTAGAGGGGCGGGCTAGCGGATTTAGGTGTGAAATTGTGGACGAAGAACATGCTTTAGAGTTTAAAAATCCTGTATGTGAAGTAGTAGAAGATGGGGTGCACAAAGTGCCGGAAGAAGGGTCTCTTGACCCTCAAGTGTAGGGACTGTTCTGGTGAATTCTGTACTGGATGCATTCAACTTGAGACGCACATGTGTCCCATGTTGAGTGCCCGAAAGCAAATTGAAAAAAATGACCTAAGTTCCAAACTTGTCAAGGTGGAAGCATCAAAAGTTGTTAAAATTTAACATTCTTCACCACCACCATGCCAATGATGACAAGAATGAGAATAATAAGAAGACGGCTATCTTCTTTATCGGCCCGGACAGCTGGACGGTCTGGACGTTCCCAGGTCACGACGCCATTGTCCAGCTCATATTTGCGCGCAGGGAACATGCGATAAGGGGCGGGATTTACATCCACCTCTTTCAGGTACATTGGGCCTGAACGATTGAGATCAAGGGGGTTGAAGTGGTCAAGGGCTGGATTTTCATCCGTGTACGTCTGGGGCACCTCATCAATCTGTGTGGTGTACGCACCGTCAATAAAGTCTTTATAGAAGCCGTCAGTGGGGACGCCAAATGTGTTCGTCCAGGTATATGCGTTAAATCCATCAATTTGCAGGCGGTCATCTATCAAGGCTGCACTCGCCATTATTACTTTACCTCTACATTATTTTCCTTGTAAAATTTTGTCTGGGCCTTCTGACGATGGAGTTCCCACATTTCGTCTAGGTCAACCTTCAACATAGAAGCCAGCTGAAATAGATAACTAAATACGTCACCCATTTCCATGACGACATCCGTCCCCCGATCCTTCTTCAGCCCCGTCTTGCGATAAATTCGATGGGCCTGACGGATACTCGACGCAAGCTCACCCATCTCCTCATTGAGCAACATCCAGACAATGCTCACTGGAGCCTTGTCCCAACCTTTTTGTTTACATAGTTCAGCCGTCTCGTCACGGTAACGGTTCATCTTATGATGTCATGGTTCTAGACTTTTAAGCTCTAATCTTACCAATTTGTTTATGAAATCTAAACACGATTACGGCAGCTATAACTAACGCAATAATTTCAGACCCCAGGTGAATAGCCTTGATTTCCTTTTCGTTTGACGTCTTGGATTTGGCCCATGGTTCAATAACAGTGACACCCATCAATTGTATTATTCTGTCTATGGTAAAGAATACCAAAAAACCGGCAAGGATATCATCTAGATTTCTCATACTTAAGTTATGTCCAGAATATTTTCAGTACTTAAATTAATGGTGAACACAGGAGCCCCCACACCCGCCCCACAGGGAAGGGGTATGAAACCTGGTGTAATTATTGCCATAGTTCTAGTCATTATTATAGTAATAATTACGGCAGTCTATTTTAGTAATGTGGCATGCCCGACATGGGGCAATAGCTGCCCAGGGTCAACCCCTGGGTCAACCCCTGGGTCAACCCCCGGGCCAACCCCCGGGCCAACCCCCGGGCCAACCCCCGGGCCAACCCCCGGGCCGAGCCCTTCTTCACCCGGACCCGCCCCTGGTGACGCGCAATACAATTTCTTAGGAGCTGCTCAACCCCAGATTGCCGGTAAAAACTTTATATCTCTTGTATCGATCTATGGAGACTACCGAGTGACGTATGCAACTGATAGCGCTGCAACAAATTCAGCAGTTTCAATTCGCCCTAGGACCACGCAGGCAAACGGCGTGGCCGGATGGGGGATAGCACCCAATACGGGTTCCGGCCGTTACATGGGTGATTACAAATTCGCCAGAATAGAAGATAAAATAATGAAAATCACAAATATAGGATCGTACGATATTAACGGATACTTTGTGGATGCAACTGGAAATCCTATAGTAAGTCCTTGGCAACAAAATCACGACATAATACACTTTGATTTAGGCGACTTTTCAACTTCGGCTGCGGATGTTCAGCCAAATGCAAGTCTTCCATTGAGATTTATGCCAAAGACTTACGCTTGCCTGAAAGACGAGACGCCATCAGGTGAGAATTGCCTTCTTCCCGTGGATTATAATGGATATCAACAAAACTTTACCAGTATGTTTGACTGGGCGGTAAATCCCAATGATCCAACTAAAAAACAACGATCCCGTGGATTTTGCCCATATAATTACGGAGTGGCTCCTCCTTCACTCGGCGGTGCACCAAATAAGTGCTCTTACGTTCCGGCTGTTACAGACGGAACCGTGCCCACCGCACCAGGCGTGGAACCGGGACCAGTCCCTCCGGCGCCCGTTACCCCTGGACCTCTCACTTCATGCCCATGTGGAAAATATCTACAGAATGGTGTGTGTGTTAACAACCCAGCTGGAGGGCCCGGCCTACCGGGTCCATGGTGTGAGACGGGGTGGGATCTTGCACCTGATAATGTCACGTGCTACTTGATACAGGGACAGGGCCAAACCAAACGGGCGTATATTTCTTGTTGAGTAATAATAAATGAGCAGTAATACTTCAAAAGTTGCAAATGTTAGAAATACAGTTGGGGCGCTTGTCGTGAATGCCGCGAATGGCGTTTATTCCCCCAATTTCAGTAGTTCTGTCAATGACGTTATTAAGAAGTCTTTAAACATTATTGAAAGTGAAAGCAGAAAGGTGAACACTCGCAACACAAATATCTCACGTACACGTAATTTAAATAATCTTTCAAATGCCCGTATCATAAACGCAAGTGATATGGAAATCCGTAAATGGATACAGAATTTGAAAAATCGGTATACTGGCGAGTGGAGCAACGCACCTATTCCAAATAACTATAGTAGAAATTCAGAATGGACTAATAGAAAGGTTAGAATACTTGAGAAGGTTCTGGAAAATCGCAAAATTATCCGGGCTGCTAATTAAAATGCAAATTTAGTGTTGTCTGGTATCTTGTTGCCGTAGGTGCTCGTGCTCACGGGTGCAGCGAGTGGTACTGGATTTTGTGAAATGTCTTTAATATACATGAGTTGCTGCAGAACGCCAGTTGAGATGGTCTGGGTGGCTTCCTGTACGACCCGCTTGTTCATGTTGGCCACCTGGCCGCGGACATCGACATACGGATCGGCCATGAGATTTACGTAGACGCGCTTCATGAGCGCCTGAAGATCCGCGTCATTTTGCTTATTAATTGTATAACCTGTTTTTGATTTGATAGACTGAATGATGTCACCGTGGATGGTTTCCCGATTGAAATCGGAAAAGAAGGCGTCGCTCAGGGGTGTGGGGAGATACCGAGTACTCATTTATATGTACCGAGTTAAAAATTCATTCAAACCGGATGCGCGCGTTAAAATGTCCTTGGGCAGATGAGATGTTCACGTCCTCTTCAACACCTGCAGCCGGGAGACAGCTGCAGCCATTACCACCTGAAGTGGTTGGGTGTGTTCGGTGCACGGTGACGCTCCCCTCACAATACAGCATAACACCGCGGTAGTCGGCAAGTACTTCAATAGATGAAGCCATCAGGTCGGTAATGGTGTTCGCCTGGCGAGCCTCGATCTTTTCCGAAATATATGCACACTCTGTGACATTAGGAGCAGGAGCCAGCGGGTTGGAGATGAGATCGGCGCCAAGTGACAGGACGGTGAACTTCATTTTTGTTTACTGTATAGGTCGTCAACCGTTTAAGACCGTGCACACAACTCAGCTTTTCAGCCTCGCCCTAGTGGGTTAAAAAAAACGAGCGCCTGTTTATAAATGAAGGTCATCAAGAGGTCTGGAGATGAGACACCTATGCTGTTCGACAAAGTGACCAGCCGAATTCAAAAACTATGCACCGGACTGTCAGTCCATGCAGACAAGATTGCTCAGAAGGTTTTCACGAACATGTACGACGGAATTAAGACGTCCGAAATTGATGAAATCAGTGCTGACGTGGCGGTACATATGATGACTGAGCATCCGGACTACGAGACACTTGCTGCACGAATTCTAGTTTCAAATATGCACAAGATTTCTCCAAAGACTTTCAGTGATGCGATGGTGATCAACCATCAGAATGGCCGGGTGTCTGATGAGTTCATGAAATGCGTTGCACTCGAGTTGGATGCGGTGATTGATCGTGAGCGTGATTATGGGTTCGGTTATTTCGGTATCAAGACCCTACAGAAAATGTACCTGAACGCCGGTGAGACGCCACAGTACATGTTTATGCGTGTAGCCATCGGTATTCATGGTGACGACATCCCACGCGTCAAGGAAACCTATGACCTGATGTCAAACCGCTATTTCATTCACGCGACCCCAACCCTGTTCAACGCCGGTTCAAAAAGCCCTCAGATGTCAAGCTGTTTCTTGCTTGATATGAAAAAAGATAGCATCGAGGGAATTTATGAGACCATGAACCGGTGTGCTCAGATTTCCAAGTGGTCTGGCGGCATTGGCCTTTCAGTTAGCAAGGTGCGCGCCAAGGGGTCGCGCATCGAGGGTACAAACGGCCAGTCGGACGGCATCATCCCTATGTTGCGTGTATTTAACGCGACGGCCCGGTACGTCAATCAGGGTGGCCGTCGCAAGGGGTCGATCGCGGTGTATCTGGAGCCATGGCATGCGGACATCATGGATTTTCTCGAGCTCCGCCTCAATCAGGGTGACGAGGAGGCTCGCTGCCGCGACCTATTCACCGCCCTCTGGATCCCGGACGCTTTCATGAAGGCTGTAGAGAACGACACTGATTGGCATCTGATGTGCCCTAACGAGTGTCCTGACCTCACTGAACTTCATGGTGCCAAGTTCGACGAAGCTTACGCCAAGTATGTGACCGAAGGCAAATTCCGCAAGGTGGTCAAGGCGCGCGAGATTTGGGACGCCATCCTCAAGTCACAGGTCGAGACCGGTACCCCGTACATGTGCTACAAGGACGCTTGCAACGCCAAGTCAAACCAAAAGAACCTTGGTACAATTAAGTCTTCTAATTTGTGCACGGAAATCGTCGAGTTTACAGATGCTGAAGAGGTGGCCGTGTGCAACCTGGCATCCCTGAGCCTGCCTGCATTTGTGAAGGATGGTAAGTTTTTTGACTTTCAGAAACTTCACGAAGTTACACGGGTTGTTACACGCAACCTGAACCGCGTCATCGACAAGAATTTTTACCCAATCCCGGAGGCCGAGAAATCGAACAAGCGCCACCGCCCGATCGCCATCGGCGTTCAGGGCCTGGCTGACGTGTTCATGATGATGGGCTTGGCGTTCGACGATCCACAGGCGCTCGGTGTGAACAAGGGTATCTTTGAGTGCATTTACCACGCGGCCCTTATGGAATCGTGTGAGCTGGCCAAAACGGAGGGCCCTTACGAGACTTTCAAGGGGTCTCCGGCGTCCGAAGGCATCTTGCAGCACGACATGTGGGGCCACAGCGTTGGGGTTGATTTCTGGTCAGATTTGCGGGAGGATATCAAGAAGCATGGTCTGCGGAATTCACTGCTTGTCGGCCCGATGCCGACGGCGAGCACGGCTCAGATCCTCGGAAACAACGAGGCATTTGAGCCTTACACTACAAACCTGTATCTGCGCCGTACCCTTGCGGGTGAGTTCGTCATGATCAACAAACACCTTGTGAAAGATCTGCACAAACTTGGGGTCTGGTCACCCGAACTGAAAAATCAGATTGTCAAGGATGGTGGCAGTGTGCAAAACCTGGACATTCCAGAAGCACTTCGCAAGGTGTATCGTACAGTTTGGGAAATTCCGCAAAAGTCAATTATCGAAATGGCTGCTGATCGCGGTGCTTTCATCTGTCAGTCGCAGTCTCTGAACATCTTCATGGAGAACCCTACACTTGCGAAGCTCAGTTCGATGCATATGTATGGTTGGAAGAAGGGGCTCAAGACGGGCATGTACTATCTGCGGACACGGGCAAAGGCCAAGCCAATTCAGGTGACGGTTCCCGTTGATCAGGCGGCCGCGTGTCGGCGGGACAACCCTGAAGGCTGTATGATGTGCTCCGGATAAATATTGAATGTTAATATTAATGAGTGTCCCTGCACCGACACCAGCCAGTCCGGTGCCTGCGCCGACAACTGCACCTTCACCAGTCGCGGCCGCATGGGGACCCAAGGCTGCATCCGTTATAGGGCCGTTTACGATCAAATCATCGACTGGTAAATACATGTACTTCAATACAGTGGATCAGCAAGCAATAGCGACTACATGGGATGTATCAATGAGTGACTCCCCCCAGCTATTTTTATTCGGGTCCTCAATTCCAGACATACATAAATTTCCAACTAACGTTGGTGTACCGATTTCAGGGCCAATATTCCCAGCATACAGTCAGACGGATGGCTCTTTATGGTCTTACGCAAGTTCAGGGTACAATACTACAACCGGTGCAAACACAACGGGTGAAAAACGTATGATTAACGCACCTTTTAATCAGACGGCGACGAACTGGAGCACGCCGTATAGTCAGTCTTTCAAATGGAATTTATGGGCTAATTCAGATGGGACTTATAAAATTCAAAATGAAGTCGCTGGATACGCATCTCCTAGCAGTGACGGAACAAAGGTCCTTCTAGGATTATCTGCGGATGAGAAATGGACAATTGATTATGTGAGTTACCCTCCCCCACCGCCACCGGACCCATCACTTTTATCAGACACTCCAGCGCCAAGCCCATCAACCGACAACTCTTTATGGATATGGATAGGCGCAGGTGTGGGTATTCTGTTATTGTTCATATTATTAATTGTAGTTGTCATGTCATCGAAAAAATCAAGACCAAAAGGCAAATAATTTCATAACCTAATATAATGAAGGAACTGTATACAGTTGAACCAGACGACGGTACGGCCGTTCAGGGGGGCGGCGAATTCACTATTCAGTCGAGTTCAGGAAAGTATATTTACTGTGATTTGTCAAAGGGGGCAAAAGTTACATTATCGGATCATCCATCCTATTTCAAATTTCAGAAGGGAGGTGATGGCTTCAACTCTGCTGAAAACTGGGGAGCTATCGTTTTTAACAGAAGTCCTATGTCTGCTACATCCGTGGAACTCTATAAACTGAGAATAGAAGAGAACACCAATCCAACCGCAAATGTCATCGCGGTACAGGACGGCACCCCCACGTGGAGAAAGGGGACGGGCGCATTTATGTTTTATAAAAACTCAGATGGATCTTATCGAATTGCAAGTCCAGAGATTGGTCTCTCAGGGACGCCTACGATGTTCTTGGGTATAGATCGTGATACATATTCGAAAGTTCAAACTACATTGTTACCGGGTGTAGTGCCTGAAAATTGGAGAATAACATATACTGGCAAACCCGCAATCAGTTCAACTGTGTCTCCACCGACTATTATAACAGGTGGCGTACTCAATCTCCCACCTATTGACGTTGGAGGCATTCTTGGAAACTCAACACCTTCGCCTTATAAAGATGCACAATGGTTTGAACAAGTTATTCGTGTAAACGCGCCTTTGACTTTCACCCCCGGTCCAGTGCCTCCTATGTTTGTACCAGGAACTACACCGTACACACCAGACACACCGGCCGCTGAAGACAACTCCATGTGGATATGGATTGGTGTCGGTGTAGTAGTTTTCTTTCTTTTAATACTTCTTTTTATGCTCCTTAAAAAGAAACCGGCACCAACCATTAAGAAATGATAAAAGAGCGAATAATTTCTTTCATGGACATAGACACCCGGAGAGCTTACGGAATTTTGCCACGTAAACTTGATGAAGCTAGATGTTGGACTTTATGGTATCTTCTCAAATCTCATGATGGATTAATTTATGACATGAAAACACAGACGCTTTATAATTTTTTCACTTATCCAAAATGCTGGACAATACACCGTCCCGTAGAATTGAGTGCTATGGTGCCCGAACAACCTGACTGCTCAGATTGGTGCATGTTTCTTTTCAATCTAGAAGAGAAGAGTTTCGATACTGAAATATTTCACGAGGGGGGTGGATATCAATTTATACCGAATATTAATAAGCCATGGGTAACTGAATTAAAGGTACTTCTGAAATAAGAAATATGAAGGTTAAAATACCCGCAGCACTGCGTGAGCAGGTGTGGCTGTCGTGGTGTGGCGACCGCCTCTTCAAGCACAAGTGCTTGGTGACATGGTGTGAAAATGTTATGACCCCCTTTCAATTCGAGGTGGGTCATAACATTCCTGAAAGTAAAGGAGGCGCGACTGAAATGTCCAATCTGCGCCCTATTTGTTCTAAATGCAATAGGTCTATGGGCGATGAATACACGATCGACGAGTTTTCAAAACTGTCTCGCCCTAGTCCGCGTCTGTTCGAGTGTTTTAGGTACTCGGCATCTGACGAAGTTTAGTCTCGATTGAAGTAATCTGGCGATTAATCGCATTGCGCTGCGCCGTCAGTGCAGTTATCTGCTGCTGCATTAGGCTACGCAGGTTCGTTCTGGCGGCGCTCAGGGGAGGCGTGCGGCGCGGTGCCAGGGGGGGCTTGCTGGCTGAGCGCTTTGGCGTGGGGGTCAGTTTGCGCACCTGTGTAAGAAGCTGCCCGAGCTGAGCACGCTGTTCAGCATTGATAGCCTTGAGATTTTCAAGAGCAGACTTGTAGTTCTTAACGAACTCTGTACGAATTTTATATTCTTTAGCAGCGGTCTGGGCCGCACGGAAATTTCTGCGTCCTTTGCGGATGATAGAGGCGAGGCGCGCCTGATTTGCAACTCGGCCCAGGTTGGTGTAAAAACCAAACTGAGAATTTGAACCAAAAAGCAAATTGGCTATTTCTTTATTATTGTTCATTTAAAAAGGTCAGACATTTTATTATAAATGCCGTTATGGTCTGAGATTGACAAGGAACTAATTGAAATTGGTACGGGGCAGAGGGTTAAGTTCTCTTATCAGAATGGGGGGCCGCTGCGGTTCCAGATCCCGCGCGGCCTGACGCGGTACGGAATTGGGTCATATAAAAGCCTGACGGTGGATACATTGAACAATAATGAATTCACCGAGTGGTACAAACAACTTGAGAAAACTTTGTGTCCTCTCGAGCCTTTTAAATCGAATATGTCAGATTATGGCCTTAGAATTAAGATTGATGACCGGACACTACTATTTGATAACATGGGTGCATATATTCCGACTGATATGTGTGAAGGGACGCTTCGGGGAGATGAGGTATCCTGTATCGTAGATCTTGACGGTTATTATTTTTATAATGGGAATTACGGAATAACCTGTAGGGCCTATCAAATCAAAACGCATGGCGGTGCGGCAGAGCCTGCGCAGCCTCAAGTGGAATTTAGTGAGTGCGCTTTTTTGGCGACCGACGCTTAATTCCAAAAATTTTGCGCAGGTTGGCCAGCAGGGTTTTCGTGGGGGCGCTGACGGAGCGCGACCGGCTGCGGGAACGGCTGACAGAGCGCGACCGGCTGCGGGACTTGGCTGGCATTTAGTATTTACTTGGAATAAATTTCCTTGGCACGTTTGTACAGATCCGTGCCCTTTGAAACGAGGACGAACTCGGTCTTCTTTATGCCTAGATCCTTCTTGGCCTTCTTCACTGCCTCGATCCATGGGTTCTTCTTCTCGGACTTGGACTTGTCCTTGGACACAATCTCACCGCTGGAATACTTCAGGTCCTTCTTGGTGAGGCCACCTGAGGTGTGGTGGGCGGTGCCACTCATCACTTGCGCACGAGAACCAACGGCCTGGGTAGCAGTCATTTTATTATGAGGCGGGATTTTATTTATGGACTGGGCCTGAAGGATTAAATGCACGCAGGAGTGCAGCATGTGGGCTCGCACGCGTAGCGAACCCCATCCTTGTCGAAACCACAAAACGTTTTATTATCTTTATTTTGTAAATTAGTGTAATATACATCACCAGTCCCCATTGGGGTGGGGGCATTTGGCGTCGCTACATCAGAATAGCACTTGCACCCAGAATTACACGGCGCCTTGACCACTGGCGGCAAAGGATTTGACGGGTCCTCGGCGGCTTTGGGTGCACTCGAGACCTTGCGAAACAGCCGCCATATGAAAATTCCAATAACTACTAATGCAAAAATAATTGCAACAATTACTTCTGGTCTTTTCCACAAGGGAACTTGCTGAGCTGGTGCTTGCATATTAATATTTACAACTAAAATTCTACGCATCGCATCTTTTGCGGATGGTCCAATCTCCATTCCGAGTTCGGCGCCATCGGCCACATTTGGAGCTTCCGGCCTTATTCATAATTGAACGGTATATGGCGTCATGTAATTTCTTCTTGAGACTGACGGCCTGACGGGTGGTGGAATTATTGGGATTTTTAGCAGCCTTACGCGCGTTCAGACGAGTTTTCATGAATTTTTTAATGTAAGCACGACGGCGGACAACGGCCCTATCGAATTCGGCCAGATAACTCTTATTGGCACGTATTAGTTGCTTAATAGTCATTTATATTACACGCGGAATATCTTCGCTAGCGCCTGGATAGTAACCTTGGATTTTCCCTCGGGAATTTGCTTGGTGAGGCGCTCGTCGTTCAGTACTTGGGCGCAGATCGCCGACTTGTGACCCTGCAGCTGGATGATGCTTTGCTCTACGCTCGGGAGCTTCTCCTCCCCGACATAGAACAGCTTGCGCACCACCACTTTGCGCACCTGCCCGGTGCGGTGCGCGCGGCCAATGGCCTGCAGCTCGGTAGCCGGGTTCCAGGCAGGTGTCGTAATGTAGACGCGCGTAGCCTCCTGCAAATTAAGGCCGACGCCTCCCGCCTTGATTTGTATGATAAATACCGCGCCACCTGTAGATTTCTTGAATGCCGCGATGCGCTCTTCGCGCTGATCTTTCGACACCGAACCGTCTATCCGAAAAGTGGGGATGGCCGCGGCATGCAGCAGCTCTTGGATCCGGTCCATTTCTCCCATAAATTGGGTGAACACCAGTGACTTCTCGCCCCGGTGGCTCGTGATAAGGCTCATAAGAGTTTCCATTTTGCGGCTCCGGCCAGTCCAGGGCTCTGGGTCCGTATCTTCCTTGACTGCAATTCCGTCAAGGTAAAGCTGCGGCCATGTGCTGACCTGGCGCACCCGAAGCAGCGCCTCGAGGACCTCCATCTGGTGAGCCCCGCGGTTCTCAGCCGCCAGAGCATTCGTCACCACATCTTGCCCACGCCGGAACACGTTATCGTACAGCTCTTTCTCCTCCGGGTACATATCGAGTTCGACGTTTTCGAAATCACACGGTGGCAATTCCAGGCGCTTGTTATGGTGTGCCACGTCAGCCTTGGTGCGACGCAGCACGTACTTCTGTTGAATTAAGGCACAGGAGCATTGTACCTCAATTCGCGACATGCCCATGAAAGCACACAGGGCCACAAAATCCTTCATTGAATTGAAGACCGGTGTACCGGACAGTACCCAACGGACACGCGTCACCAAGGCGCGGCAGGCGATATGCGTCTTGCTCTTTTGGTTGCGGATCTCATGGCCTTCGTCCAGGATGACGCGGTCCCAGCGGACCCCCAAAAGAGGGCACACGGGCCGCCCCTTGCGCTGCATCAGGACCGAATAAGGTGCGATAGTGATATCGGCCTGTGCTAGTTCGCGCTTGGGTCCGTCAAATGTGTGGACTGAAAAGTGCGGAGCGAACTTTTGGATTTCGTCACGCCACTGCGACACAATAGACTTGGGCACAATTACAAGTGTCTTGCGGAACTGCGTGTTAACACACATTGTCGCGAGCATTTGTACAGTTTTTCCAAGTCCCATTTCGTCACAGAGGAAGCCACCAGGGTAGTCCGGTGCATTTTCGCGCGCCACTAGCCAGCGCACACCGTCGTGCTGGTAAGGGGAGATGAGGCGGGTCTTGAGCATTTTTGCGTTACTCTACCATCCAGAGCGGACTTGACCCGGACACACAACCAACTTTTTCCTCACCACCTAGTAGGATGGCGACAGCCAATTCAATTGTGAAATTGTTTACAGGTCTTAAAAAAACTGGTATGAACACGTCACAAATTGCAACTCAAATTACTAACCTGTTCAAAACTAACAGAAAAATTTATGGCCGTTTAACGCCTGGTCAGGAGAAAGTTTTCACTAAACTTGTTCAGGAAAATCCTCAATTTATAAATCGAATTGGTAATCCGGAAAGTAAACGCAGAATTTCAAATCAAATTAGTGGCCTGTTCATTCCTGAAAGTAGACGCAGAAATGCGCCTCGTTTTCAAATGCCAAATATCAGAATTCAATTCCCTCAGTTTCAGCTTCCCAGATTTCAAATGCCAAATAGAGGAAGAAATATAAGGTTCAGACCGCGTGAGCCGAGACAACCAAATACTGTTATGGGATACCCTGTATTGCCCCCTATTACTCAAGCAATTGTAAGACCCCCAAATAATATTATGCCCAAGCCCTCGAACAACGGCCCTAAGCCACCCCCACCGAAGCCCTCGAACAACGGCCCTAAGCCACCCCCACCACCCATAAACAACGGAGGCCCTAAGCCACCTTTGATACCACCAAAAAATATTGGTAAAAAGCAAATGGATGATATCATCAGGGAGCAACTAAATAAGTTGCGTAATGCAACCCTGACTGAAAAAGGCAGAGGGTACGGTCGTCTACTAATTAATTTACCAATTAACCACCCAATGCGTACAAATGTGAAAACGCGTATTCTCGAAGAAGTTCGCAAAGCGGAACGCATGAGACCCACAATAAACGCCGCCCGTCTTCTTCAGAATTTAAAAAGCAATTTGGGCCCTATTAAAAATAAGAATATCACCAACAGAATTAATTTGGCACTCAAGAGACTTGAAGAAAACGCCAGATATACCCGTCGCCCCGCTTGGTCGCCGATGAACATGTTTGGTCGCCGGAGAAACAATTACGGACCTCGTTTCCTGCCACCACAGCTTGCTAGAATGTTTGGATATCCGGAGCCGCCACGCGCCCCTAGAAATCTGGGCATCAATCCATACCCACCACCGCCACCACCACCACCCCAGCCCCCCGCACCGCCGCGTGCACTTGTCAGAAATTTCAACGCCCTACCTCCTTCACAGAAGAATGCAGTTCAGCAAGCAGGTGGTATAAACAATTCACTTAGAATTATACAGAATGGGGGCGGGGCACAGGAGGTCGCCAAGGCTGCCGAGGCCCTGAACGAATTCCCCAACGCAAAACAGGCAATGGAAATTAAGAATGTCAAACCGGCGGCGATTGCGGCCGTCAAGGCAATCGGCACACCTAACCGGGCTATGAATGTTGTGAATGCGGTAACGAACATGAACGCTAACGCGAACGTGCGCGTGTCCCCAACGCCCGTGAATAAAAAGGCACCCCAGCCAATCCGCGTCAAACTTATGAAGGAAATTATTAAGCGTCTGACCAAGGAGGAGATTATTCAGTTGGTGGGTGAAAGTTCCCTTGGCAACAAGAAAGCCAATTCGAAGAACGAATTGGTCAAGAACTTCACCAAGTTCGTCCGCCGGCAGCCCAAAAAAAAGCGTTCTGTGGCCGGCTCTAACAACGGAGGTAAGGTATAGACAGCATGAAATGGATACCTTCGACTACATCGTGAAGCTCAACGACGTTCGCGGCAAGTTCACGGGGCGCGTGGACAGGCCGGACCCGTCATGGGTGCGGATCACCACCATCACTATGATTTCCAAATTCAATTCGGAAATTGACATCGCAAAGTTTCGCGAGGTCTTTTCCACCAACGGTCCTATTCGCATCCGTCCCAAGAATTCCAACTTTTCTGGTTTCGTCTGGTCTATGATGCCGACTGCTTTTTATAACCAGGTGACCATTGGGTACGCGGATGCATACTCGCGCAAGAGCATCAAGCTCTTTCCGAACGGTTCTATCCAGGTGGCTGGTTGCTCTAACCTGTACGACTGTAAGCGAATTCTGCACCAGCTGACGCTTATCGTCAAGGACACACTGGGCCTCGAGGAGCTCGAGGCGAACCCACCGCAGATCAGCATGATCAACACCAATTTCTCATTAAACACGAGCGTGAACCTGCACAAGGTGATTGGTGTTTTGAGCAAGGTGCAGGGCTTCAAGGTGACGTACGACCCAGACCGCTACTCGGCGGTCAAGGTCAAGTTCGCTCCGGGCCCAGACATGAAGCAGGTGACCGCGAGTATCTTCAAGACGGGCAAGATCATCGTGACGGGTGCACAGCAGCTAAGTGAGATTGTGGCGGCGTACGACCTGCTCAACCAGCACATCACCAAGGACACCTTTATCGAGAATGTGGAGAAGCCGGAGCTGTTCGACACGATCATGGGGGCCAAGTTTGTGGAGTGGGTCCAGCAAATAAAATTGCGTGCTTAATATAAATGTCTCAGCGCATTGGCATGGCCGACGGGCGTTGCATCACTGACTTCAACTCTAGCCGTATTATGAATGACTTTGTAATTAGACAGGCTGGTATTTCTTACCAGGACAATTACTCGTACCGCATGTTCCTTCAGTCCAAGGGCCCCGATGCCCTGTCCCTCCCCCTCCGTGACGCGGCGTGCGGAAGCGGTCCCAATTTCTCCCCACTAGTAGAAAAGCAGTAAGAAATGTTTATAATATTAATTTTGCTTCTGCTTCTGCTAATTTGCATCTTAATAAGAAACGTGTGCGACTTTGACTACCATGTAATTCATGTATCAGGTAATGATGAAAGGTCCAAAAACATTCAGGAAATGGAAAAAAAACTCGGCCAAAAAATCAGCATATTTTCAGGTGAGGTCGGAACTAAACACCCTCACTTGAAATTAAAAGGAGTTCATGGTTGTTACAAAAGTCATCTCAATTTACTTTCTAAATTACATGAACATAAATTTGCTGTTATTTTCGAAGATGATTTTTTGATAAAACCGGATTTACATAACAAAATCAAGTCTATACTCCGTAAACTCCGCAAGAAAGATTTCGACATGGTCTATCTAGGAAACCTTGATAACAACCACGGTGAACACTTCAGAGGCGACATATATAAAGTCGATAAGAAAAAACTATTAACTGGTACTCATGCATATATAGTGAATACTACCAGTTGTCAGAAGATAATTTCACTTTTAAAATCGAGAATGAAAAAGGCTATTGATCTCGAGTTGCATGATCTCATGTGTGAAGACCTTGTGACGGCGTATGTCGTATGGCCGTATCTAGTGAACCAGCAGCCCGATAAACTAAAGTCTACAATATCCACTTAGAAGGAATAGTCTATTAAAATTTAAGAATGCCCCGTATCGTGATCGATGGCAACATAGGGGCCGGGAAAACAACTCAACTTGATTTACTTGAAGCCAAGGGGTGGAAGGTACGTCGAGAGCCCATCGATAAATGGCCCCTGGAAGAGTTTTACTCCGACCCCTCCAGGTGGGCTTTTCTTTTCCATATGCGGATCCTTCAGACGAGGGCATCCCGTGAGACTAAAACTGCAGTAATTTATGAGCGATCACTTCAGAGTTCGTATTATGTATTTTGGGAGATCCTCAAGAGTAAAGGTCAGGTGACCACCATGGAACATGACACGTACACTTATTTTTATGAGAAATTGGGATGGCATCCAGACCTGTACATCTTTCTATCCAAGAACCCAGAACTGGCCTATGAGCACATTCAGACCCGTCAGCAGGCGGGGGATACCAAGGTGACGCTCGAGTACATGCGCGAGCTTGATCAGGCTTACGTCAGTCTTATTAAAAATATGCCGTGTGTCGTGCACGTCATAAATGCCAACCGAGGCGTGGAGGAAATCCACCAAGATATTTGTAAGGTTCTAGTAGATCATGAATTGTTCGTCAGTGACCCGCAACGGGTCCAAGTGCAAAAGAACCGCTCTGCCAGGGGGGGACCTGTGCAGTGCACACCTTTCGTCAACATGTGTAGTCTGTCTTGAAGATGTCAAGCGAACCGACAAAAAGTTAAAATGTAAACATATATTTCACATGAAATGTATTATGAAATGGTTCGAGACATCTGATGAATGCCCTCAGTGCCGTATGGAGCAGGACGATGATCCTATTATTATATTTAAAAAGACAATTGAGGACACTATACGGGAAAAGTATCGGGACGCCATCAGGTCCCTCGAGGCCGAAGTGGTTCGGGCGCGCCGCGCACGGTAAAACTAAATACCATAGTACACTATGGAAGGATGTGGGTCAAGAACATCTAAAGGGGCCCTATGTAAAAATAAGGCTGGCCCCGACGGAAATTGCTGGGTACATAGAGCCCCCCAATGCTCCGTCTGTTTCGGCCCTATGGCGCACAACGCCGGCCGGACCCTTCCATGTGGCCATGAATTCCACACTAGATGTGTGGACAGGTGGAAGCGCTCATGCCCAGGCGATCCCACCTGCCCTATGTGCCGTGAACCATTCGACCTCCCTGTTTATAAGTGCCGCCTTGTCATTGAGCGGACAACCGATGGTCACATAGATACGGTCAATTATGACACAAGTAACATTCTTAGCATAATTGATGGATTTGGCCTTGATTTCAGAACTCTAAATCCAATTACAAATGGTAGATTTATAACTGACCTTCATTTCGATATTGAACCCGGAGAAGATCTACTAGAGGTTCTTCGTGAGCTCGGCTTACCACAGCCCCCAAGTTAATCTCTTTAATATTATTAATGGTGAGTACCGTCAAGAAAAATCGTACGACGCCCAACAAGTTGCGAAAAACGACCAACAACAAGGGCCGCGCTAAGGCCCTCCCTTTATCAGGGGCGGAACCCAAGTACACTTGGGACCCATGGGGAAGCACCGGAAAGGTTCACGACAACTGTTACGATTACGCTTTTGGGAGCTTTTCGAAAAACCGCACACAAAAGAGCGTTCCGGGAGCGCGCTCGCTCACTCCTTCGAACAATTTGACATTCAAAACCTGCAAGGGTATTTCTAAGCTCATTCTGAGTGATAACCCCGGTAATGTGTACCACATGACCAACCCTAGTGCAAGATGCCGTCCAGGGTTCTACAAGGTCATGTGCTTCGTCGCACCCACAAATGACTTTGGAAATTTCACAGGTGATTTCCATTTCTTAAAACAGGTTGGGTCGGTCCGGTACAAAGTGCGTCCAGGCGATACGGTCAAGGGGCTTGCTAAATTCTTCCGTGTAAAGGAGGAGGTTATACTGAAGGCTATACAGAGCCCCAAAAAAGCAGCCAGCCCAAATAACGGTCGAATTTCAAATTCAAATTCAAATTTGGGTGTCCTGCAACGGTTGAATGAAATCAATAAAACTTCCAAGAGACCTGCTCCAGGATACATAATTGAGTTCCCAGTGAACTTGTGGTCGCATAAACAGGGGTGGGCAGGTGGTCCCCTCCTTGTTGACGCGTCAGGCAAGACGATTGTCGACCCACGACGGGCCAATATGAACTATAAACCAGGGTTTCATTATTCTACTTTTTGTTCAGCATGGGGGGTCAGGCGCGGGATGGCCAGGACCGGAAATAATTCTAATCGCTAATTATAAATGAAGGATATGCTATATTCCCGCAACCGCCAGGAGCTCATCTACAACTTCATCGTGTTCCTGATCTTCCTGACCATGATGACCGTGATCCTGCGGTTCCTATGGAACGGCACACTGGTCAAGCACATCACCGTGCTCAAGCCAGTTGATACGCTGACCCAGACCTTCCTGCTCGCCCTGGGTATTTCACTTTTCAAATTATAATTCAGTATATCCAGATTTCACCTGGCCATTAACAACTAAGGTTGGAAAGCCCTGAACAAACTCAGGGCACTTGCCATTCTGACATTCCACAAATTCATAGGGTATACCCTTGTTCTTGAAGTAATCTTCCTGTTTGATACACCAAGGACACGTCTTTGACCCATAAACTATGATGCTCCCCTTGTCAGCTGGCTGCTGAGCATAACTCGACACGCCAACTGAAAGCACAAGGAATACAGCAAGTGCCAGACCGATCCAGAAAATCACGTCTTTCCAGTTAATCTTCATTTACTTACTTCTTATAAAATAAAGCCTCGGCTATTGATGCCTTGGTCTTCAAGTGTTTTGTGTTCACTCCTTCACGTGCAGCAATCTCCTTCAGGACATCCATGGTGAGGCCCTCGGCATACACCACACGGCCTGAGGGTCCTTTAAGCTTAAGTCGCCGTGTTGTTGGCGTTCTGACCATGCCTAGTCGCCGTGCAGTATTTGACCGTGGACTGGCCTCCTTTGGCTTTGCGTTGGCCTTTGGCTTGGGGGGAGGCCCCAGTGGGCTCAGGGGTGACGGTAGTCTAGGCCGTGGCGCATTGGCCTTTGGCTTGGGAGGGCTTGGGGTGAATGGAGGCTTGTTATTTGACAGGCGATTTTCCAAAACACTAATAGCCTTTACACGCGCTTTGTTCCACACGTTCTGTGAATTCCATAATTGTTTCAATTTCCCATTTGCATTCTCCTTCTCTTGAGGCCCCATGGATTTCAGGTTCATCTGAAAGATCTTATTGACCAATTTATTGAACTTTGCCGTCTTGAGAAGAGCCGCCCCCACCTTAATACGAACTTTCTTTGGACCTGCATTTTTAGGTGCAGGCCCCGCACCCCATTGCTTAAGAAGTTTGATCCGGTTCTTTAATCTCGGTGAAAGTTTGTTTTGGCTTGCCGGTGACAAGTTCAGGAGTTCTGAATTAGTCATGGAGAAATTGACCATTTTTGGAGGGGTGGGCGTCTTACGACGTGGAGGCGACCGACGGGGGGAAGGCGGTGCAGGTCCCTTGCCCTTGTTCTTGCGCTTCTGGATCTTGGCACGCGCCGCCGCGAGCCATTTGGCCCCCACCTTGCGCGCGGCATTTTGTGAGTTCACCTTCTTTTTAGCGGCCGCCTTGGGCTTGGGTGGGCTCAGAGCCTTGGGTGACAGGAGCTGGCTGATCGTCTTAAGTCCTGGATATTGGATACCATATTTGAGGCGCGAATTGTGTGTATAAATATCATTATCATTACGGTACCCCTCTGGAATTGCCTCATTTAAGAACTTGGCGGTCTGTGGGAATTTGGCAGCCTTGGGTGACAGCCACTTGCGGAATTCATTCATGAAGAAATGGCTATCATATCGGATATCAGTGTCTGGGCCTATTCCCCAGCTATTCGCATATACCTGAGAATTCACCATTGGGTTTGATCCAGATTTCTTGAGGCGAGAAAATCCAAAGTCAGCAAGGACCATTGTTGGGTAAGAGAGGATGGTGCCCGGTGTGTATGATGGCTTTACTAGGATATTTCCGAGATGGAGATCATTATGGCGGAATTCTGGATACTTAATTTGTATTTTATATAATGTAACCAGTACTTGGCGTATCATATTCAGAAGATGCTTATCTTGAAGACGGCTGACCGTCTTGTCAAGATATTTGTAAAGCGCACCGTTACTTATGTACTCTGAAACCATGATGAGTTGCTTGGAATAATCCTTGTTGGCATTGCGGTTCCCCGTGAAGTTTGAATTTTTGATGAAATTGTCACATGTGAAATATGCATATGGCTGTGCAATATTAACGTTGTTAATCTTATAAAGAGCTTTCTGAATTTGAAATTCAACCTCCTGAATTTGAATTTTCTTTGCGAGTGTCTTGTCGAATGGCGCCACCTTTACGACAAAAGGATCTTTAGCCGACTTGTAAAATGACCCTACAAAAACCACACCTTGCTTGCCCGCATCAAGGCGCGCAGGTCCGCGTACGGCCCGACTGTTCTTTAAGTATACGAGATTAATACGGTTTGGTTGAGTTTGATTTAGACCAACTGTGTTTAGGCCCACCTTGCCGTTTTTGGTTTCCAAGTGAAACATGCGTTTGAGCATTGTGCAATTGAAAGTTTTGTTATTTGGACTTGGACTGCGGTGCAGCCAAGCTGGATGCAGGTTAAGTAAATATGAAAAATTGGTAACTGGAGGTTTTACAGGAGACTTATAGGTTGCTTTGAGCCACCGCTTGACTGCTGGTCTTACAAATTCTACACTGGCGGGCACATTGATATATTGTTTGGTGCCATTGGGACGACGACGATAGACGTACTTGCGGCCTTGTTCATTCGCAAGTTGAAATTTTCCATCATTAATCCAACTCATCTATTCTATTACACGACAAATTTTATAAGGTCCATTGGGGTATAAGTTCACTCCTCGCTCGCGGTGTCGCTTGCCGCGTCGGACTGGGGCTCCTCGTCGGAGACCGGCTCGTCGGCGGCTGCCAGAAAGGCGCACTCGGGCAGCTTGTTGGTCGGTGCGAGCATCACCTGGTGGACGCGCACCTGGACGCCCACACCGGCAGGCGTGCGCCAAATCTGGTTAATCTCGATGATCGCGTTGAGGCTCTGACCGCGCTCGATAGCGTCCTGAGCAACGCACTCGCGCGCCGAGTTGTAAAACTTGGTCGCAACCGAACCATCCTTGGGGTTGGTGATGAACTTGAGGTTAATAGTTGGCGCATAGCCCTCCTTGGAGGACTTCTTCACCAGGGACTTGTAAACCTCGCTCTCGAGCAGTGAAGCCTTGCTCATAAGCTTACCCATCAGCTCGGTCGAGTGCTCAGCAATCCACGTTACTACGCGCTCGTCCAGCGCCTGGAACGCCTCGAGCACCTCAGGCTTGTCAAGGCTCAGAGGCAGGGAATAGCTCACACGGCCCGAACCCTCATCAGTAAATGAGCTCAGACCAAAAGGGGCCCGCAGAGCAGGCAGCTGAAACATCAGCTTCTGGCCACTGGCCGAGTTGAGGTAGACCGCCTTGCCACCCTTGGCATTCTTGCGGACATCGGAAAAGGTCACGTCGGAGGCGTTGAAGGTGGAGAACATGCGCAGGTTGTTGGCCATTTGTCTTCTACTATACACTAGGGTCCAGTCTCTAAGCCAGGTGGTGTCGACTTTTTTCGTGCGTCATTACAAGGATGTTCCGCCGAGAGAACAAAAATCTTGGAAATCTCAGAGGGGCCGTTCAGACGTGGTTGAACTCATATGCACGTCTGAACACCGAGGCTAAAAAAGCCAACAGAAACGCACCCATCGATCCAACAACCCTGCGCGGAAATGTAGGTCTTATCAAATCCATTCGCAAATATGTGGCTATTAAAACTTTGATGAACCAGCTTCCTTCAGCGCCCGCCGCCGCACCCGCTCCAGGCCCGCCACAGGTCAACAGGGCTGCCGTGAATACTCAAATGCAGCGTTTTGAACGCAACATTCAGACGGCCCTCCGCACACAGGCTGCGAATGTAAATAAACTGGCTCAGTTGACTAGAATTCAGACGGCAATTGGTCAATTCCAAAACCAACTTAAAAAAGGTGGTGGAGTTCCTTCGAATTTAAATAATAAATTCAGCCAGTTCAATCGCGCTATTACCGCGGCACGCAACGGTCTTGGAACGACCGCGGGGCCTGCGCTAGTTCAGCAGGCTACAAATAAACTCGCATTTGTGAGTACCAACACCACAAAGGGGAATGTATTCAAGACGCCAAAAGGCGTCTATATAGTCGGTGGAAAACCGGGAAATACAACTGGACGTATTATCCCTAATGCATATTACAAAGTTATTGAAGGCGGAGGCGGTGCATGGAATTGGTCCGTTAACAACCAGGCCTATAACTACAATCGCAATACTGGTAACATTCGTCCAAAGACGGCGCCGGTGCTCCCTCCACGCCCAGGGCCACCCGCACTTCCTCCCAGGCCTAATAAAAATAGTAAAGCGAATAATTTATTAGCACGGTACAATACTAATAATAAACTAAAATCTCTCACCACCAATGAACTTATGCAACTCCGTCAGAACTTAATGAGTTTAGGTCTGGGGGTTTCAAATAGACAGAATGTAGGTAATACAGTAAATGCTATAAGTGCAATTTTAGATAACAGAGCAGAGCCATGGGCCAGTCAACTTTAATTTCTTTAATAATATTAAATGGCTCCCCTTGACTATGCTATCCCAGCACTCGCTTTTGTCGTCCTGGCTAACCCAGCCGCTTTCAAGATTGTCCGCGGCGTCGCAGGCGGATGGGTCGCGTCCACCGACGGCCTCCCCACCCTGGCAGGCCTGATCCTGCACGCAATTGTGTTCGTGCTGGTCGTGGGTTTCATCATGAACCTGCAGTACAAGAAGAAGGAGAAGTACGGTGACATGCTGACCGGCTCTGCAGGCTGGGGCAAGGGCCACAACATTGACATGGGCCGCGCAACCGAGGGACCATACTAAAAATCTTCATCAAACCTGACCGTGTCGCCATCAGTCACGAGATGCTTTGAGTAATCACCTACGCGCTTTTCAAAAAAGTTAGTCTTTCCCTCCAGGCTAATCGTCTCCATCCAGTCAAATGGATTTGAAGAATTCCAGTACGGTTTAATACCAAATTGAGTAAGCAGGCGATCTGCCACAAATTCGATATACTGTTTCATCTGATCGGCGTCCATGCCGATGAGACGACACGGAAGCGCGGCAGTAATGAATTCCTTTTCAATCTCGACGGCTGATTTTACGATATCAATTATGGTACCATGTGATGGTTTGTCCTTGAGGTGGCTGAAAAGGGTAACCGCAAATTGTTGGTGGAGGCCCTCGTCCCGTGAAATCAGCTCGTTCGAAAACGACAGGCCCGGCATGAGGCCACGCTTTTTTAGCCAGAAAATAGAGCAGAAAGAGCCCGAGAAGAAAATTCCTTCCACGCAGGCAAAAGCTGCTAGACGCTGACCAAATGATGACCCACGATTCATCCACCGGATGGCCCATTCAGCCTTTTTAGTAACAGCGGGTACAGTCTCTATGGCCCTGAAAAGTCCATCCTTCTCGACGGGATCCCGAACAAACTTGTCAATCATGAGAGAATACGTCTCACCGTGAATGCTCTCATTAAATCCCTGGTACGCATAGAACGACCGGGCCTCTGGGATCTGAACATCCTTTGTAAAATTTAGGTCCAAATTCTCAAACACAATTCCGTCACTTGATGCGAAGAATGCCAGTACCAGCTTGATGAAGTGCTGTTCCTGTGAGTTCAAATTTTCCCAATCGGTGAGATCCTTGGCGAGGTCAACCTCCTCGACCGTCCAAAAACTTGCGATAGCTTTCTTGTAAAGCTCCCACAAATCAGGGTACCTAATTGGGAAAGTTGTGAAACGAGCTGTGCTTGATGTTAGAATTGGGTCCGTCATACTATTTACGGGCTTTAAACTTTTAAGCTACGGTGTAGCATTTATAGTCATTGTCCGGATCTACTGCCCCTGTATCCTCAACCTTTGTCAGCTTCCACCAGTCGGAGCCAGAACCACGGATCCCTTTGCACCGCGGATCGGCTTTGCAGCCGGACACGGCCGTCGTGAATGTTGTCCCTGGATCCATATACCCAAATCCAGCAACTGCATTCGCCGTACTGAAGCAGTCTCTACCAGTAGGAATAGTCTGAGTTACACCTAGTGGCGCGGGCCCTGGAGCCGGTGTGGGCCCTGGAGCCGGTGTGGGCCCTGGAGCCGGTGTGGGCCCTGGAGCCGATGTGGGCCCTGCGGCGACCACATCCGGGGTGGGTGCGGGTACGAGTTGTGTATATAAAAAGTACCCTGAAACACCCAGAACAACTAAAACTATGATTACAATCAGAATAATCAGGCCTTTATTCACAGTGGCCGCCGGGGCCGCCGGGGCCGCCGGGGCCGCCGGGGCCGCTGGGGCGTTTGCGGTAGCCGCCTTCATATTAATTCTCAATATAAAATAATGGACCTGTACGATTTTACAAATCATTTGGCACTCAGAATTAAACTTCACAAAGTGCCAGGGTCGGTGGTTCAGCACACCGCCCTACTCAAAAAAGGTCTAGAGTTAAAGGGAATAGAGTGTAAAATGATGAAAGGCTACTGTGTAATACCAGAAACAAAGGAAGCGTGTGTACATTACTGGGTACAAACGGTTCTAGAGGGGCTGGATCTTGATATAGGGTTCACTATTGCTAAACTCCGAACACCTGAGCTCGAGGCTCTTCACACAATTCTCGTCGATGAATTACCAGACGGTTTCGAACGTTCGGACGCAGATGCAATTGAGATCACGAGTGAAAACGAGCGGCTTTTCGACATGTACCACAAGGACCCCAAGACTTTCTGGAAGGAGGCGCCTTCATTCAAATTTTGAATTACTTTCGATTGACAGTAGTTTCCTAATTTTAGGGTCAACGCATGTCTGGACAGATTTGTAAATCATATTAAAAATAGGATTGGCATTTGTGATGACAATCTTTTCAAGCAGGTTTTTCTCCGGTCTGATATTCATACACAGGTCAAGCATTTCACATGCCATTTTCGAATTCAATTTAGAAATTGGAACACCTTTTAGGTTCACCTCTATGATTTCCTTGAGATTTCTACTCTCAACGAACGCATCGAGTTGAGCGACAATTGGTTTAATTTTATTAAGAAGTTCCTCACTTTCAACTTTGGTCTTTGGCTGAATTGCGATGTACTTATCACCCATGAACTCTATGTACAGATATTTACCCTGTGGGTAAAACCTGAGGAGTTCTGCCATTGGTCTAAATGAAACCAAATCTTTTAACTAAAATGAACACAAATACCAATAGTACGAAAAGTGCGAGATACCCTCCATATTCGTTTTCTAAAAAGAGGGCGTTGTGATATATAGGTATCCGGGACGGGTCGAGACCTATGACGGAGTAAACTAGGCCTACATGGTTCGCCAGTTTAGACGTTGTGAAGAAAGACGCGAGGGGCATCTGCGCCAGTTGAACATCCGCGCCTCTCCAATTCTTTGGGGTGAATTGTACTAGTTTACGCGCGCACTCCTGTGTGATGAGGTAAGCCATTGTACCGAGGCACCGCCCTTCGTCCATGTCACGGGTTGCCCGACCTTCACTCACTGGCGATATATACTCGAGGTAGATAATTTCCCAAAACTTTGGGAACTGGAGCTCACTAATTCGTTTCTTAAATTCATCACACAATTCCACATCATCTTCAAAAATAAGAGCAACCTTATAATCCTTTTCGATCATATCATTCCATATTGCGTGATGGCTCATGAGACACCCGAAATCACCTGGGTGGATCCCTGATTTCAAATTTGATTTGGTAATTCCATGAGCACCGGAGTCGAAAGCCTTGATGAATTCAACTTCTAAATTAGCCTTCTTAAATTCCTCCTGCATGATGATCCTTCTTTCTGTACAGCGCTCAAGGTTTACACAATAGGCGTGGTCAAATACCATTTATATACGTATCCATTTTCTTAACAAAAATTTTACGAGAAAAGACATGATCATCAGGGCAATAAGGCCACCGAACTTGGCATCAACGTAACGGAAAATATAAATGAAACCTTCTATACCGACCCGTTCAATTCCCATGCCTATTTCTCCCATGAAGGGCAATTCAGAATAAGCAATTTTCGGATCATTTGAAATGTAGCTTTTCAGTGGTAGGCTTGAAAGGAAATTATCTACGTCCCATGTCATATCATCAGGACTGAAGTAAGCCAATTTCTTGGCGGCATCTGAATTTACAACGTAAGCCGCCGTACTGAGGCACCTTCCACGGGTAAACGACTTCCCTTGCTTGTCATATACAATGGGGCCTAGTCGTGAAAAATATAACAGGTCCCATTCACTTGGTTCCTCAAGCTCCTCAATTTTCTTTTTAAATTCAGAATTCAAAATTACATCATCCTCAAAGATAAGTGCATTTTTGTAACCCTTTTCCAAAATATCCTGATAGATCCAGAGGTGGGTCTGGTTGCACCCGTACGTGCCAGTGCGCCCGATGGCCTTGGCGTCACATGCCTTAAATATTTCCACCTCAATATCTGCTTTCTTGAATTCAATTTCCATTTTGGCACGACGGTCAACCGATCTCTCAAGATTGATGCAATAGATATGATCGATCTTCATCTACTCTTGGTCCCCTGTATTTATCCTGAGCATTGGACGCATGAAAGAGGGTAAAAACCCTTTAAATGTAGTTATAAGGGTACTAACGAACCCACCCCCACCGTCAACTTCACATTCTTGAAGTAAAATACAGTCCTTTGTGTGATTGTAGATATTCCAAATTATCCGTATCATTACCATAGGGTTGATATCGTATACATCAACACCTTCCAGGTTTGCAATACATGATTGCTTGTACCCATTTGTAATGCAAATTTCCTGAATTTTGTCAATGACAGTATAAAACTCTTCACAGAACTCATCCGTGTCCTCAACGGTGTCTGGTTGTTTCTCCATTAGTTTTTTCATTACCACCTCTATACGTAAAACCTTGGCTTCCTGGTCTGGATAAAAGACCAGCCAGTCACACATTAATTTATGATCTTAATTTTTGAATTAATTTATGACGCATATATAAATGCGAGAGATCATTAAAATCCTTGGTGCAGGGTACGTGTCCATGTGGTGCTTCATATTTGCATTTCTATTATCAATTGCTCTTGACAAATTCACAGGTCCATATGATAAGTCAAAATCAAAGGTGCGCATCTTTACAGAAATTGCCCTTCAGTTTGCGTTGGTTGGCGTGATACTGTACGTTACAAGGGGCCTTATAAAGAAGATCCCATTCCCTCTTGAGGGGGTCCATGGCTATACCCACTCTTCACTCGGTGAACTTCGTAGCCTGCCAGTGTTCGTCTTCATATTCATGTTCTTCCAGAAGAATTTGCAATCTAAAATGAATGCGCTTTTAAATTAAGAGAAGCACGAACAGTAGGAATAGTACAATACCACCAATTACAAGCCACCATTTTATATTCAAATTTAGAAACATAATTGACCAGAAATCATCTGTAGCTACTGGCTCGTCGGGCGGTGTGTAGGTGATGGGAGCGTCTACAGGTGCAGGCGCGGGCGCTGAAAGCGGTGCAGGACTTAAAGAACCTGACGCAGGCGCTGGGGTTGGTGAAGGTGTGTTTATTATAGGATTTTGTGCAAGTAGAAGCGCATCAGCACCGGGGGTCGGCGGAGAGGGGGTCGGCGGAGAGGGGGTCGGCGGAGAGGGGGT